TCACTATCTTCCATAGTTACGTTATCAACTAACTCATCATATAAGTATTCATCAAATGTCCAAACTCTTTCTTCTAACTCACTATCTGTTAATTTAGAGTAGTCATTTGTTAGGATATCTGTTATCCACTCTGCCATAGTTTGCACGCTCATGTTATCAACTTGTAACTCAACAAATGACTCAATTAGTTCATCTCTTTGCTCAGAAGTTAGTCCACTATTTGTTACTATCTTCTTTGCATCTAACTCACTATTTGTTGCATTTGGATTTGCAGATTGCGTGTAATTGTTGTTACTCATTGGATTAAATCCTCAAAACGTTTGTTAGTTTCATCCTCTATCTGTTGTATAACACCAGTTGGAGAATTCTGCTCTAATGTATAAAGTTGATCTGAAGTTAGGTTGTTAATTGTTCTAAACTCCTCCCAAACTTCATCATAGATTGTTTCTAATAGTGCTTCATTTTGTAGGCAACTCATTATACATAACCCTCCGCAACTAATGGGAAAACTTCACCATACTCGGCAACGATTTCACCTGTTATGTTACATCTAACGCATGAATAATCATACTCTAAAGATAAGTCAAAACATAGGTCATTTGCCTTGTCAAGACTAGAGGTTTGGATGTCCCCATCATCAAAGTTTTTAGGGGTTTCGATTGTGTAAAGGAATTCGGTCATTGTTCTAAACTGTTAAAAATGGTTGATTGAGTGCGATTGGATCGGTTTCATTCGCTAAGAATATATTACTAGCAGCATGATAACCTTTGTAGGAATTGTTGTAAACTATAACATCCTGTAATAATTGCTCTTCTGTTAAGTTTTGCAATTCTGTGAGTAAGTCAAGGTACTTCATGTTAAAATAAGAAATTAGGGTGAATTAGTTAAAGTTTAGAGTGATTCCGTTATCAAAATCAACTGTGCCTGATCTTGTAGATACGAACCACTCCCAATTCTTTTGGAATACTCTGCAACCGTAAGCAAACTCGTCACAAAGAGCATTTAAACGACTCTTAGTGGTGTTTGACTGCCAACCGCCATCAAATAACTCAATTCCGTTATTTGTGATTGTGGCAATGTGGTTGCCATGTAAACGAACGATAGAAACACCGTCCTCAGATACAACGCTAGTGTTTGATGAAGAAAAGTTAGCATTGTTTCTAATCGCTCTGTTCATGTTTCTTTCGATTTGTCTCATTTGGGAAGTTCTCCTTTGTTTGGTATGTACTTATTATAGGCGATCATCCGCACTATTCCATAAGAGATGTGTAGGTTGTCTGACTGTCCACTAAATATTGACTTCGCTCGCATGGTATGGTATCTTGCTTTCCATAGCTAATGATTACATTTATGGTAGATAATATCACCAGTAATGTTAAACAAGTCTTCTGATATATCATAATAAAATGATATCGGGAACAGGTGAACCTTTTGGATAACGATTATAATTAGAACGACTATTCTCAATTAAAATGTTATTTAATTGCTCTATTTGTTCAGTCATTTTATTATATCCATTGGATACAAGTAACTGACCTCCAACAACACTTACTGTGGCAATTCCCCAGAATAAGTAATAAAAACGTGACTTAACTTGTGCCTTTAGTTTCTGTTTCTTTAATGATGATTTCATTTGTTAAATAACTCCTTGTTGTTGTACATATATGATTGAGTAACAGTTTCATTAATCTCTTTTATGCGATTAAGTAATGTTAACTCTCGGATGATTGCAAATAATTCTTTATAGTTACATCCATCAAAATCATCCCATTCATGTACATAACCCTCACAATCTTTATCATATCCACCATCAATTAGTGATGGTGCATACATGAGATCGTTATCATCATCAAAATAGAATGTCATCCCAAAGTAATCAGAATCAATTGTAATTAGATCGCTCATTAATACTTACCTCCATTGTTGTTTATATCAATGAATGTAGTATTTGCATCCATTTCTAATACTTTCTCAAATACACTTTCTTGATTTGATGTTAACTCAAAATCCATATCTCTTAAGAGATCATATAACTTAACGAACTCATAAAGTTCATCATTAGTGACGTGAATTGTTCTCATAATTAATAACGAATGTTCATAAATTTGGGATCTGGTCTAACAAATTCACTTGCATTTTGTAGTTGGTCACTAATAAAATAACGTGAATCATCAGACTGATAAATTAATACTCCAATGACAATTAATAGAATTAGTTTCATACTGCCACCTCAAATCTTGGATTCTCAAGTATAATATCTCTTACTCTTTCTCTGTCTAAACTATCACCATCACCCCATGAATAATGAACATATTCTAAATCTCCCTTCTCAATCCTCTCCTTATATGTAAAGAAAGCATCATAAATATCTTGCTTAACTAAACCTTTAATAGGATAAAGTTCAGAATGTGGTTTATAGAAATCCCACACATAATTCACAAATTCTTGTAAAGATGCCATGATAATTGATTAATGTTGTTTATAATACTATTATAATAGATCATATCCACTATTACAATAGTGATGTGACACTAATTAGACTGACTCTTCTGGTTGTTCAGTCAAACTAGAATCATATACCCTTATGGATAGTTCACCCATGTGATGATCCTTGTAGTTGTGTCTGTCAAGTGCTTTACCACATATTTGCCAGATCTCATGGATTTCTTTATCATTTAGATAAACTGCCATGTTGTAGTAGAATTCACGTTCATTCATTGTTTAATCTCTCTAGTATGTGGGAATCAAATGGAAAATCTGGATGTATTTTTCTAACATCCTCTGCCCAGATTGTTAACTGTTGATCTGTCATCAAACTTAAATCAGGTTCGTGACGTAGCAGCACCCTAGGCAATTGGTATTGTTTCATGCTGTAACCTCACTAACATCAAAGACATCATCAACAATACAATTGATATCAATCTCCCAAATTTCTGGATAGACATCTTGGGCAGCGAGGGCATCAAGTAGCATGACTGAGATCTCTTCTATCTGATCTTCATTGAGTAGTGAATACATATCATACTTCATTAGTCTGCTGTACCTCCATAGAATTGTTGTTTGTATGTAGAGTCATCAATTAATTCTGTATGTGATGATACATAACCCTTATCATCAACTAATACTTCTTCTTGAGCATAGTTGAGAGACTCTCTTAGGGTTGCTCTCTGTTCATTGTTGAGTAGTTGGATGTACTCACCTACAATGGATGATAAAAAATCAGAATCCTTGACACATTGTCTCATTGTGTCTCTGCATAAATCTGATGTGTTGATTGTTTTCATTGAGATCATTGGATTTCTGAGAGATCATTTAATAATAGGAACTCATAATCATTATCCTCAGGATCAACACCATCAACTACCCATTCAGTATAAAGTGCATGAGCATTTTCTAACTCATCATTTGATACAGACTTAGTGATAGATTTGAGAAGTGCATCACCCATAGAATCGATTAGTGGTTGTCTGTCCATGAGTTGTTCTCTTGTTTACATACTAATTATAGTACATCACCATGGTAATTCATCATGTGATGTGCAGGTTCATTAAGTGTCCTACCTAACGTCCAAATTAAATGATAATGTGGTTCGCTTAGAATCATTCTTTTGTAGGTGTACTCCATGACGTATGAATGATGGAAATACTATCATATCACCCTGACGTACTGGTGGTTCTAAAATTGGATCTTGTTTCATTATATGGGTGTAACCTGAGATAGTATGATCTAAGTTCATATTCTCAAAATAGAATTTAGCATCATTCTCAGGATCATAGTTAATGAATATCACACCACTAAAATTGATGAACTCAGGAAATACTATGTGATGATGTGGTTCTTGCCAATTACCTTTATCATATACATTTATCCAACTGTTAACTATATTAATATTCACCTCAGGTGGAAAATATTGATATAGGTAAGGTGATAACATTTCACCTAATTCATCAGGTGCTACAATATCATTTTCATCAAAGAATGTGGTTTGTGTATCACAATTCCATTTACCTTTAGATGAGTTTAATAAATGTTTAGCACTATCATATAATTTACCAAACACATCCGAATGGTTACGGATGTGTACATGGTGGTATTTAATAGGGAATAAATCGTATGTATTCCTCATTAAACCGCTTCCCTTAGTCTAAGGTATGTGTTGGTACTGGTAGCAAGTTCCTTGCTCTTTGCAGGTCTTCTCTGACCCCATGCAAGTAATACTTTCTTACCTTTATCTTTCTTCTCTCTTAATCCATCAAATCTATCTTCATTTAATGCGTGCCATGCACCATTTTTCTGAAGTGTGCAAGGTTGATTAATAGTCAAGATAGTACCGTTATCATCACATATATCATAGAAAACTGATTGTCCTCTATTTGTTGTAACTACATGAGTTGCATTTCTTAGTCTTAACTGTAATGCAGCATACTTCTCATCTGTAACTGAGAATAGATAGTTACCTTTACCTATGCACAATAGATGCTCATCAGATACAATACCAGTTGCTTTTAGTAGTCTATTTAATACTAATTTGTTGTCAATCTGGTTAACTGCTTCAGTAATAGTAGCAGCAACTTGTGTACCTATTGTTTTGCAATCTGACTGCCATTGATCCTTAACATTGTCCCAATGCTCTGCTTGATCGCTATTAATATAGAAATTGCGAACTGCATCATTGATTGCATCTAATTGATGATAGTAACCTATTAATTGTGGTGCAATTTCAGTAACTAATTCATCTCTTAATTCTCTCTTACTACCTTTAAACTTATTACCTCTACTATCTTTATACATTCCTGGAGAACAGTTAGTATTATCAAATAAGAAATTGTTTAGTGTTGAGTTAAATGTTCCTGAGCATACTTGTATAGAATCAAAACCATTTTTGTAGTTCTTAACTGATACTGAAACTTGTGAACAATCATCAAATGTGATTAATAGATCACCTTTTAGATTCTTGTTTCTGAACTCAGCATCTACACATGTAAAGTAAAACTTCCTGTTAGGATATGTTTTAATAAACTCAGGTAATAGTTTATGTACTGTCTTATCAACATTTGTTTTATACTTAGATGATAAGAATTTAGATAATACTCCACGTTCTGTGCAGTATGTGATCCACTCCTCTTCCTGAGTAGCAGCACAGTTTGAGATCGCAACCTCATTATTCTCTGCTTGCTTTTGTAATTCTGCTGCAAGATATATTTCAGCAGCATCTTGGATGTAGTGATCTGTTGTTGATCCTGCACCTTTTTTGGTCTTTTTAGTTGTCATCATCTCCTCCGAGACTAAAGTGATTTGTTTGTATTTAGTCTAACCAAGAATCATTTATCTTGACTAGATTGGGGTTCTTTCGAACCTCATGCTGATATTCTAACTCTTTATGTAACTGATTGAGCAACTTTGTAATATAAGTTGATCTTTCGAGTTTACTGGTTAGTGACATCAACTGCTCAACATGCTGTTTTGCTTTAACGAGTGTATAACACTCTTTTGTTGAGACATCTATCTTACCATCCATTTAGAAAATTACTCCCTGTTGTGTGATAGTTGCAGAACTGTCCTTAGGTACATGATCTGCAATTACTCCTAATGATATTCTCATTTTATCATGCACATAAGGTGGATTCCCCTTGTGCTTGATCTTACTATCAAATACTATTAATCTACCTTGTCTAAATCTAACCCTATCACCACTAGCGAATTCAGTATCACCACTTTCACCAAATGCGTGATATATAACACTTGTTGCAGGTATGTGCCTATCATCATGGAATTCACTTTGCATATCAGGTGATTGAGCATTAACTAATAACCTATGAATATGTGATATGGGTTTATCTTTGCATATATCTTTCTTTACACATTCACATAGGTAACTAAAGAACCAATAGTATGGTGATGTATCTGTAAAATCATCATTTCTAATAACAGTATTACCCCAAAATCTACTACTACTAGCATCACCATAAGGTGCGTTATTATAGTACATAGGACAATAATCTGTTAACCAGTTGGCAACATCATCTACAATCCAATCAGGAAAGTATCCATCAATTACGTTGACACCTTCTATATTATATGTCATGCTAATTCCCTCACTAATTCATTTTGTGTTGGTGTGTAATCATCACCTCTAACTTTAAAGTTAGCAGATATTGTGATACGTTTGTGTTTAGATTGTTGCATACTCACTTGATGATGTTGATAAGCAGGGAATATAATTATATCCCCTTCTTTAACCTCAGGGAACCAAGTTGTATTAACTGGATAATACTTACTGAAGTTCCCTATATGTATATTCTGATCGGGATAATAAAATATAAAATTAGCATCCTCCTCAGGTATATAGTCAAGAAAATATGCACAACTAAATGTACAATCATCCCCACCTGAGTGAGTATGTACATCTTGCATATCTCCCTGATTATATACATTTATCCATGACTCAAACATAACTATTCTATGCTCAGGTTTACCACCTAATTTCATGTGCATATTCATTATATTATCTTGTATTGCCTTCTCAAATACATTCCATGAAAAGTCTGTTAGATTTGTGCTACTATCAAAACTAGATGATAGTTTACAATTCCAATCAGATGGACTATTTAATTGTGCATCACTTAATTCACTAAGAAATAGTTTCTTAAGGTATTCGTGACTAGGCACTTCACCATGATAATAAAATCCTGGAAATAGTGCCTTAATGTCTCCCATACTAACTCACTAATGAAACTGGTGGTTTACCCTCAACAAAAATAGCATCAACTACTTTCTGTAATCTCTTGACTATGTGCTTTGTCTTAGGATGAACTGGTACTGTAACATAACCTGTTGGTTTATTATATAGTGACCAATTCATAGGTGCTAACTCACCACTATTAATTCTTGCTCTATCGTCAGCATCTAATCTAATGACTCTACCTATGGTTTGTGCCATTTCTACAACTGACAGATATCTCATCATAATAGTATGAGTCAATCCACTTACATTTATACCCTCTGAAAGAATACTATAATGAAAGCATATAAAGGATATTGTATCATCTTTTGACCACTCATGCAATGTTGTTAGGAACTCGTTACGAGATACTTTCTTATCATTAACGTATGCACCAAACTTACTTGTTACATGTAATACATTAATGTCTCTCTCTTTTAATTCCTCTAACAATGATGATTGACCCAACATCTTACCTAATACTTTAGAACTAGGTACTGATACTAATACCTTAAGCACACCATCATCATAAGCATTATCAATAATGTCTATTATACTATCTTGTGCAGGTTTCTCAGTATTAAATGGTACTATGGTAGGTGGTAGTATAGTTCCACTCTCAATCAATTCTGTTGCCTGTACATTACAGATGATGTTACCATATACCTCAGCATTATTCATGCCCCTCTCGTGCTTCCTAGACACCCTAGGTGTCGCTGTCATGTAGTAGCAGCGATTAGATACATTCTTATTAGCGAAATACTGAGTTGCATTAAAGAATGATCTTGCTACACTATTGTGTGCTTCATCAAAATATATTGTATCAACATCAGTCACTATTCTATGAAGTGAATGATATGTTGTGAATATTATTCTATGCTTAACACTATCATCAACCCATTGTATAATCTCCTCAGGTTTTGTAGTATTAAGATATTTACTCTTGCCACTATGTACATGTAACACATCAGCATCTATATGTGACATAAAATCAGCACATAACTGTTGAGATAATAATATGCGAGGTGCTACTACTACAATAGTTTTAGGGATACTACTTTGGAACTGGTTGATAGTATCCTGTATCATTATAAATGTTTTGCCTCCACCAGTAGGCACTATGATTTGACCTTTATCTTGCGTAGTCATTGCTTCCAATGCTCGCTCTTGATGTGGTCTCAAAGAATTGGTCACTTAATCAATAATAAGATTTGTGTAGGACTTGCCTACCTATACATTATACAAATAAAAAGCACCCTTATTGGGTGCTTGTGGACAGTTTGGATAGTGGTTTACTTAGCAAACTCTTTCTTATATGTGGTGACAACATAGTCTTTAACTTTGCTGTAACCCCATTTAATATCATTTACGAGTGCATTTACTTCGTAATTATGAATCTCAAGTCTCACTTTAATATCATTGATATAATCAGTGGATTTGAGAAGAGTGCTAGGTCTCACTGATGTTGCTTTTGGTTCTGTCACTTTAATGACCTCGACTTTAGGTTTTGCAGGTGTTGTCTTGCGTGTCCTTCTTTTGCGAGGTGTTGCAGTTGGCATTTAGTTTAATGGCAGATATTGACGAGAGAAACAAAAACGGTCTGTCTGTGCATTTTACCCCCTCGGTCATGTGTCCGCTTCTGGGATCCGAGTTGCTTATGGGATCGGCATCTTTGTCGGACTAGAGGGGAACCGCTTTGTTTCCCATTAATAGAATACCATGTAGTCAACCACTTGCAACAGGGTGTGTGCCACTTCTATGAGTGGATCGCACAGCACTTGCAATCTGGACAATCTATTTCAGACTCATAGTTATGTAGTTTCTTTAGTAGGTGACTGTATTCTTCCTTCATATAACCAGTAGGATGATTGCCACATACCCAATGCTCATAGTACTCACATGCTCTAATCATGCGGTTAACGTCCTTCTCATTAAATTGCATCATAATAGTATAGCACCAATAATAAATCCCTTACCAAATGCTAGGCATAACATCTGATAGTCAGTCAAGTTATACTTGTCTTGTATCTTCTTTGCTAGTGCCTTATCCCACTCCTTAACCTTAGTAGCGAACTTGCAAACAGGTTTTAAATTGATGTTCCACATAATAGTCCCTTATTAAGTAATTATTTATTCTCTGGATCCTTGCCAGTAATGTCTTTTGGCAAATCCTCATTTCCAGGATGTTCACGAATATATCCTGTATAATTCTTTTTATTATAGAAGTGGGTGTCCTCTAAGTACATATTCTCCCAGTCAGCAGCATATACCAACACCTTGACTTGTCTCTTACCATTTAATTTATCCTTATCCTCCCACTCATGGGTGACTACAGTAATATATTGGTCACAAATGAAGTCTATGTAACCATCCTCATTGTCAGGTGTCCTGACTCTCATTCCAACCTCAAGTGACTTGAGTATGTTTCTTAGTTCCAATCTTACAGACTCCGATAGAAAAATAGGTGTACTCATAATTTTAAGAATGAAGTAGGGTTACCAAAATCACCCTTAAGAAAGATATTAAATGCTAGTGAGTATCTCTCTCGCATTATCTGGTTAGGTGTGACTAGATGCACCATAGAACTAGGGAACATCACCACCATGCCATCCTTAGGTTGTATTGTCCATTGCTTACTATTGTATAGGTTACCATGAACTATGCGTGGTGATACCATATTATATGATTGATCCCTAAAGACCAGATCACCACATCTTTCATGTGTTTGTAAATAACAAATCCCACTATACATGCTGTTACGGTGGGAATGTTCATGTGTTTTCTCTTGGAATTTGTGTCTGTTAATCCATGAGCAAGTATATACTATTTCATGGCATCTTCTATCAATTCCTAACACATTCCATACATATTCTTCTACATGAAAGTTTAACCACTCCCTAAGTGCAGGTAGTTTAGTTAAAACATTCATTTCGAATGTCTGACTACCTTGTTGGGGTGCTTTATGATACTCCCATCCCTCAATAGCACTAATGACATTAGGCATAGTCTTATCCTCACACACATATACTGGTGATGAGAATAGTGGGAGAATCTCAGGTTTAACAGAAGTTTGCATTGATTAAAATCCTCTGTTTGTGTTCACTTGGTGAGTGACCAGTATGTTCTATACTGCCATCAAATACCAATAGTCTGTTCGCTTTTGGTTCTACTTGCATATAACCATGACCCTCAACTGGATCCTTAAGTAATGTATTACCATCACTTTCATTTACATAATATATGCAGACTGTATGCTCCTCCTTACTGTCAGTATGCCATCCATGTCTATACTTATTAGGATTAAGTAATGTCATGTCTGCTCGTACCCGTAACACATTACGGGCAGATAGGGCAGATTGCATCTCGGTGACAAGGTGAGCAAATAATGGGTGTTCCTCAGCAGTTAACCAATGGTTAAATCCAAACGCTTCTAAGTCATCATTACCATGAGTTAATGTTGTTTGCATAAACCATGGAAACTCCCATGATGTCATATAATCATGGAGTTCTTTCCATTTATCTTGAGCGAGGAAGTTATCCTCTATTCTCATGCTTGAGATGTAAGGCGGACGCAATTTCATCAATCAATTCACGTTGTTCATCTGGTAGTTGACCCAGTTTATTATACCACTCTTTCTGTAATAGGAAAAGTGCCTTAGTTAATGTTTCTTTATGCTTCTGCTGTAGAGTTAAACACTCTACTGCTATTGATGTCATGTTTCCCCCACAAGTGACGTTAATAGTATTTAGAGATTTAAACGATACGAATTCCGATCACTGCACTCACACCTCTTTGGACACCAAATTGGTACTGATAATGAGAGTCTCTTTTTAGATGGATATGCTTTGTGGAATTTCCTCTGGGGTAAGTATAGTACATCTCCTGCTGTAAGTACAGTGTCTAGTTGTATTGTCAGTTCTTCCTGACTTGGTACATAAGGATTCTCCTCTGTACTAGGTATCAATGCTGATACTCTATTCTCATACACTACCCATCTAGTCTCACCATCCATCTGCATAATATATGTTGGACCATGATCCCAATGTGGATGAAAGGATCTCGCTTCTGGTCTCGTACCCAAGTTCATAAAGATACCACAGTCAGCACACCCATCAAATCTATTCTCTAACTCAGTTAATAGTTCTTCTACCCTATCATTACCATGACCATACTGTGATATATTTACTGTCCATCCATCCTTTGCGTACTGAAATAGATCTCTCTTCTTGTATATACCTTTAAAGAACCATGGTTCCTCTACTGTCTCTAAATCTAGTCTCTTACCATCATCACCTAATACTGTAGTGATGTAATTCCATGGGGCATTTAGGGCATTTTCTGCATCCTCCCATGTAACGATCTGCCCTACAGCATTGTGCCATACTCTAGGTTCATCATTATATTTGTAGACCTCAGGGTCAAGAAATTCGTAGTTTAAAATTGACATTCATTGCAATCCTAATACCCTGTGTAGGTGATGATGAAGCATGTATATCTTTACCATCAAATACTATCATCTTACCTTTGAGTGGTGTCTCTCTATGAATAATATTATTATCATTATCAAAGAAGAATGTGTCACCATCTGCTTCGTTAACATAATATAATGCAGTAGTATGATCGAAATCATAATCTGTATGTGGTGCATGATGTAGCATACCATCAGGATAGCACAATCCTAATCGTACACGATATATGTCTGATACTCTTGCATCACATTTATCTGCAATGCAATGCAATGCACTCTCAAATAGTCCTGTCTGTTCACTAACAGGTTCATACTCATCTATTAATTGATGAGAGAATGAATGTGCCTTTAAACCATCATGGTCTGATGTCATGTATGTAGTATCATCTAACCAATACCATGGGAACCGTGGGTTCTTAGTAAGACCTTCTAGTTGATTAACTATAGGTTCTGGTAGTGTATCAAAAACGGATTTCATATTGTCTCCTATCACTTAGTACATCACGAGGGTATGAACATGGTATGCTCATACTTAATCTTTTACCACCTGGAAATGGTTTATGATATGTTCTTGCAGGGAAGTACATAACATCACCTGGTTTTAATACCACATCTAAATCAACTGTGAGTTGGTGATTATTATTATCAGGACTGTATGGATTATCATCCATCTTAACCAATGCACTACACCTCTCTTTATATACTTGCCAGTGTGTCTCTCCTTCTAACTGACATATAAAATTAGGTGGTAGATCCCAGTGTGCACCAAATGATATACCATTAGGTAAAGCGTTACCAAATATATGTGCATCACAATTACAATCGTACCTTGTCTCTATATTCTCTAATAAATTATCTACTGCCTTATTATAATGACCATACTGTTCTATAGTAAATGTCAGTCCTTCATTAATACCATGGAATAGTTCCTCCTTTAATGGAAACTTATCCTCATACCACACCTCAAACTTCTCATTGAGATCTAGTCTACGTCCATCAGTATTAAGTAAGCAGCACCTAAAATGCCATGGGTTATTCATGCACTTGGTTACATCATCCCATGTGCAATATTGCTCAGGATTCTTTAATACTCCCTCCCAAACTCTTGGTTTATCATTTGTCTGGAATACACTGGGGTTTAAAAATGGTAGGTTTAATACATCCATTATCTTGACCAATCTCCTTCACTAGGGTCTAGTGGATATCCACTGAAGTTCATACTAATTGCTATGCGTTCGTCTTTACCATTGGGTTGTGTCTCATGGTATAACCATGATGGAAATATGACATAATCATATGTCTTTGCTTTATGTATATGTTGTTTCTTAAGGTTAATGAAAGTCCTATCCATAGGAGACATACCCCATACCATTTCTAATGGATCACGAAATAATAAATGACCATTGTCAGGATTCTTCTTAAGATAATATACACATGATACATGTGACTTACCTCTACCTGCACTATGGTTATGTTCTCCTGTAGTATCTCCTTCGGTATGTAAATTTGCCCACATACCATCAACATACATGTGGAAGTCTTTACGATACCCTAGAACAAGATCCCAGTAATCATGCACTGCATTTAACATAGGCATGGTTAACCAATCAAATGTAGTTGATTGATATAGTTCTGTACCCTGTTCTAAGTTACCAGTAGACTTACCTGATTCTAATGCCCATGTACCTTTTTCAGCAACAGACCATGCTTCATCTAATAATTCTAGAGTAGCACTTAATTCTTCATCAGTTGGAACTATCGTTCCCGTCTCCACGGGTATGGAGAATAGTTGTGTTTGCATGAGATTTAATAATTTCAGACATATCTCTCTTATTCCTATTTGGAATCAAATTAAATGAGATACTAATACGATCTTCTTCAGTCTCGTTCTCTCTCACACCATGAGATATCCATGATGGAAATAAAACTAATCGACCTTCTTTTGGTGGATAAGACATGGTTGCATGAGTATGTGGTGCTTCCGCTTTACTCAAATCCTCTGCTAATCCCAGAGAATGAGTTACATACCCTTCCATAGCATTTTTATGAAATGTTATACTACCACAGTCTCCTTCTTCTGGTACTTTAACATAAAATGCACCAGACATCAATGATCCTGGATGTGTGTGGACTTCATTATATCCACCCTTGTTATTAATATTAATCCATATATTAGCAAACTCTAGTGTGGTGACACATGACTCAAATGAATCAAATGCTTTATTACCAAAGTCTTTAATACTTCTTGCTAATTTACCAAACTCATCATCCTCCTCCTCACATAATTTCTCACCAAAAAAGTCAGGGGACTGATAATTCATCAACCCCCTATTGCTCCTTTCTTTTGTCTCCATGTTCTCTGCAATACCATAGCAAATGTCTTGCATCTCTTTGATATTGATATGATCTAGATCAACCCACCATATAGGAGTGGGAAACAAATAATCAAGATTTAGATCCATTACTTCAGTTTATTCAGTTCTGGATTCTGTCCACCCTGCCAGTCTGCTAATTCGCTATAGTCTTTCTTCTTCTTAGGATCTGAGAACTTAGATGAAGTTGCTACTTTGATCTTTGATCTCTGCTTCTCCATATCTACTTCTAACCATGGTTGCTCTTCTTCTTTAAGCACATACTTACGATACAAGTTAAGAGTCTCAATACCACCTTCTATCTTAACCAACTCATCTCTAATTTCATTGAGTTCAGTAAAGTTAACTCTAGTCTCAGGTCTATCAAATGACATAGAAGATAATCCTTCTTGCATTTCTTGATAATGATCAAACTTCTCTCTATGCTGATAGATAAGATTCTTCCATAGATCATCAAGTGACTGTACTGCTTCATATGCAGACTGCACCTCTTCTATCACCTCTGGTGGCAACTCAGGCAATCCTAAGTCCTCTAGGTCTTGATTGATATTATTTGGATCGAGATTGGTTGGTGCACCAGCAGGACTGATTCCCTCTACATGTGCATCCTCAAGGTTTTCCACCTTCTTTAAGTCTTCTGTCATTTCTATTCCTTATAAATGGTTTGTTTTAAGAACTCGTAAGACGAGGGTAAAGTCTCACAATATGATAGCATGTCTTCATGCCACTTGTCAATGATATCCTCTGCCTTGGATAATGCTTCATCATCCTCCTCAGGTAAGATTTCATTACACATCCTTGATAAAGGTAGTGTCACTTTATTTATAGGGTTAAAACCCATACCTGCTGCACAATATCTAGGTCCATCATTATACTCTATACTACCCATGGGTGATACGAAGTCAAAGTTTATGTACTTATGTGACGCATGACGTAGGAAATAGTTGTCAGCACCACCGCTAAAGTCATAGTCTATGACATCTGATGCAGTCTGCCAGTATGGTTCCTCACGTTCAGAGAAAGCATAGTGAGCAGCAACGAAATTCTTCTGACCCTCAATTTCATAGTTTGATATCTGATTAATCATTTCCTTCTCTACCTTAGGTATGAACCCATTGCGTCCTGACAGTGCATTACACAATCTAATCACCTGTTCATGTAGAACTAGGATCCCAGTAGACTCTAATGGTTCTACGAAATTATTAGATAAACCTATACCAATAACGTTACCAACAAATGATTTCTTATGCCTACCAGTCTTAATTGGTATGGTTTTATATGTCACTGCGTCTGCCCTCTCCTTGCCCCTAGAGCGTACCAAATAATCATACAACTCTACTTGTGCCTGATCCTCTGTAATAAATTTACTGGAGTACACATACCCTAGTCCACCACGTTCCCACAATGGTACATCCCACACCCATCCATTATTTAATGCTGTGCAGTTAGTTGTGTTAGTAACCTCTCTTGATGGATCCTCATGTGGTACTGAAATAGATATTGCTTTGTCATTTAATAGACAACCACCTTCACCATAAAGGAATGACTCGAACTCCACACCCATTGCATCACCCAATAGTAATGACTTAAACCCACTACAATCTACAAATAGATCAGCAGATAATCTCTTACCTCCATATATTATTGACTCGATATCACCATTTGGTTTCTGTTGCCAACCACTAACTACACCCTTAATATGTTTTACTCTCTTACATACATTATTCTTTAACCACTGTCCAAACTTAATAGCATCTATATGGTATGCAGTATCAGTCCATGGTGTCCAGTAGGTAGTATCATATGTTAGTTTATTATATTTGGTGAAGTGTGCTACAGGATTAAATGTAGTAGCAAATGTATCATTAGTATATTTCTCTGGTTTGGTTGCATTGAGTACGAACCATGCCATCCATGGAACTTTACTCTCCATCATATTAACTAACCCAAATGGATACATCCAACTCTCACCCTTCTTCCAGAAGTCATTAAAACTAATAGCAGTCTTATATGTTGCACCTATGTCCTTCATCCAGTCAGAGTCTTTAAGTCCTAGCAGTCCTATGAACTTACGGATCTGCTGTAGTGTGGACTCACCAACACCTATGACACCTTGATTTGGATCCTCAATAAGAGTCACGTTGACATGAGGACACAAGACATCCAATGCAGCAGCAGTCATCCAACCAGCACTGCCACCTCCAACGATAACTACGTCCTTAACCTTCATAGATCTTCTTTCTTGTGTATTCGTATGACGAATCCATGTTCTTTGTCCAATCATACATGGTCTTCCTCCAATCGTCAAATGTGTCATCACAATCGTTGAGGTACCATTCATCATAGTCCTCAGTCAGGTCATTCATCAGACGTTTAAGCAATAAGGTATGCTCACAAATAGGATTAAATCCCATTCCTGCTGCTATGTACCTCACACCGTCATTGTGTGCTGGATCCCCGATCCACTCATATGATACATGCTTCTCTGCTGAGTATTTTACAAATAGGTTATCCAATCCACCTTCATCAAAGGGATATGATATATCATCTGATACTGTCTGCCAATACTTACCTTCTCTTCTACTGAAAGCATAGTGAGCAGATATAAATGTCATAAAACCATCTATCTCTAGGTCTGCAACTAGATTCAGCATATCTATTTCTGCTCTATTAGTATATCCTTCTCTACTTGATAGTGTTGTACATAGTCTAGTGATCTGTTCATGTGTGGTTACTAGACCTGTTGCTTCTAATGGTTCTACGAAACAATTAGAGAGACCAATAGCACATACATTCTTAACCCATGACTTCTCATGCTTTCCATTTCTAAATGGAATAGTTCTCATGGATGCTTTGTCTGCTCTCTCCTTCCCTCTTGTCCGTAGCAAATAATTATATAGTTCTTCCTCTGGTTTATCTGCAAAATCTTTTGAGTACACATACCCTACACCTGATCTATCCCACAAGGGTACATCCCATACCCACCCATTGTCTATAGCAGTACAGTTAGTACTGTTGGTTATCTCTTTAGATGGGTCTGAGTGGGGCATATGACACGCTACAGCAGTGTCATTCAGTAGTGCACCTCCATCGTTATGGTGGTAGCTAATAAATTTAGATCCACATGTCTGCTCTAATAATAGAGACTTAAACCCTGTACAATCTACATATAAATCTGCCTCAAACTCTCTACCATCATCAGTATATGCTTTAGTGATATATCCACGGGCATCTTGGGCAAATCTGCCCACATTGCCCGTATGATATTCTAATCCTCTAGGTATGCAGTAGTTATCCTTTAACCAATGACCAAACTTAATTGCATCGAAATGATATGCACTGTCTACCCATGGGTTCCACCACTTATCATCATCACTTAACTTATTATACTTAGCTAACGCACCTACACTATTAAAACACTCAGCAAATGTGCCCCTGTGATACTTCTCTGGTCTCGTTTGATTTAATACAAACCATGACATCCACCCATGTGTTAATGTCTTTAATACTCTCTCAGAACTACCAAATGGATAGTCCCATGTCTCACCTGGTTGATAGAAGTCATTAAATCGTATGTTTACCTTATAGGTAGCACCAGTGTCTTTCATCCACTGTTCATCCTTAAGATCTAATAACTTAAAAAACTCGTTGATCTGTCCGAGAGTAGATTCACCGACACCACTGGTGGGTACATCGGGACTCTCGATCAACGAGGTTTTAATGTGTGGGCATAATTTTAGGAGTGCTGCAGCAGTCATCCAACCAGCAGTTCCACCCCCAACAATGAGGACATTACGAATTTTCATAATAAAGTAATAAGTTTACTGAGGGTTATCAGTAGTTATACGATCATCAGAATCAGGTGCGTGAGATGTTGGTGGAGTTCCTAGATCTGGATTAGTATCCACTGCTTCTGTCACTGGTGCTGATGTTATAGGTTGTGCAGATACTTGTTCTGCAGCAGGAGCTGTATCACCACGATCAGCAAACTCAGCGAGTTTAAATTCTCTACGAACACCTATGTCCATTTCCTCTGGAGTATTCCATGCTGGCATGTTGTCATCATGTGGGAATGGTTGATCTGGTTCGTCTGATACTCTTTCCGTAGTAGTTTTACTAGGATCATTTGGATCAGGTATTTCTACCTCTTTCCATGTAATAGGTTTTGCAGTGTCCTTTACATTTTTAATGTGAGCATAGAACTGTCCTTTCTTTGCATTCTCGCCAAAAAGACCTGCATCTATATCTTTCCAGATTTTACCTAACTGAGATCCTTCAGGACCATAGGCAATAACTTTTGCATTAAGAGGGTCAGTGTAGACAAAGTTAGGGATCCATTCCCCCAACATTAATCTCCATTCGATATCTACTTCGTCAGGTGCATCAACCCATTTAAGTGAAGATCCTGGACCAGTGTAGACTTCGAACTCTTCGCCTTTGTTACAGATATCGGTGATAAAACCGTCTGATCTAACTAAACAACTTTTCATTTTAATCGAATTCGTAAACTACAATAATACCCTGGCGACCATCGCCACCTCTCTCACCGTTCTTACCAGAGGATCCACCTGCACCGTATGCAGCATGGTTTCTGTAACGCTGAGCCCACTGTTGGTTCCTATGAGTAGTAGGAGATGAACCTCCCCAGAAACTAGATCCACCATGTCCTAGACCTGGTGGGTTCCTATGTCCCTGACCTGAACCACCATAGATTCTAACAGAACCTTGGTTAGGGTTACCACCCAATGATCCTTCATGCTGTTGGTTCCTGTTAGCACCTTGTCCACCACCTGATGAACAATAGTTACCAAAGGATGAAGTACCACCATTTCCAGAGTAACCAGAATAGTTAGTACCACCACCTCCTCCACCAACGGAGACAGAGATGGAGTTAATGTTTTCTACATTAACAATACTTTCAGTATGTGCACCTGCGGATCCAGATTCACCATAACCTGATCCACCGCCACCAGCACCAGTACATTTAACCCATATACGCTTAATTCCACTGGGTTTATTCCATGTGGAACTTGAGTTATATACACTGATTGATTTTGGACCACCACCTGCTGTGATTGTACCCCATGACATCGAAGATCCGTTGGTAGTAAGGAACTTACCAGACTGACCCGATACTGATGGTATAACCTGTGATGATGAACCTCCAATGGTTCCATTAATATTGATGTTGGATACGGTTAGAGTACCATTCACTGTGATTGATCCCGAACTGAGGTCTAAACCACCAGAACCAGATAGGTCTCTAATTGCCGATACTTTGAGGGTACTCATTGATTACTCTGTCTCCTTCTTTGTTATTTATATCAGTTAAATTCGTAGACAACTATGATGCCCTGACGACCATCACCACCCCTTTCAGGGTTTCTACCTGAAGAACCACCTGCACCGTATGCAGCATGACCACGATATCTTTGTGCCCACTGTTGTCTTCTATGGGTTGTTGGTGATGCACCACCCCAGAATGAACAACCACCATGACCTAAACCTGGTGGGTTTCTATGTCCTTGAGATGAACCACCATAGATTCTAACTGAACCTTGATTGGGGTTACCACCTAAAGCACCATCATGCTGTTGGTTTCTATTTGCACCTTGACCACCACCTGATGAACAGTAGTTACCGAAAGAAGATGTTCCACCATTACCAGCACGACCTGAATAATTGGTTCCACTTCCTCCACCTCCAACTGATACAGAGATAGAGTTAATGTTACTTACATCAACGAAGGTTTCTGTATGACCACCAGCAGCTCCAGATTCACCGTAACCTGAACCACCTCCACCACCAGCAGTACATTTAACCCATATACGTCTTACACCACTTGGTTTATTCCAAGTAGTACTTGAGTTATAGACCGATATACCTGTTGGTGCTCCACCACCACCTGATACGCCAGTCCATGATATTGTTGATCCATTAGTCGAGAGGAAACTACCTGCTTGACCACTTTGTGAGGGAATTATATACCCTGAGGATCCACTAATAGTTCCGTTGATAACCAACTTAGACACGGTTAACGTGCCATTAGCAGTAATCGCACCACCAGAGAACGACATACCGCCTTGGTTGGATAGATCCTTAACTTGTGCGACATTTAAACGAGTCATTGGTTATTATCTAGTTCTTTTCTTCTATTTAGCTGAGTTGGACTTATATGCTGTAACGGTTCTACCCTAAAAGCGTACTTACCGTTATCAAGAATTTCAGGCAAAAAATTCATACTAATAGTTCTTCTACCTCTCCATAGATTATATATGGCTTCATATCCATGTAGCATCTCAGCATTCCAAATGAATAACGTGCCCTCTTTGGGTGAGGATTGATGAACTTCCTTTGTATATTTATTACCTTCGTTTGCTATGCGTGGTTGACGCATTTGCGACAGACTAGGAACAGCGTCCTTGTATGTATTTCTATAAAAATCTAATGGTGCATGTATTTTTTCATCAAAATCGACAAAATATGTACCAACTATCATACAGTTATTGTGATTGTGTTTGATCTGCCAAGTGTGCTCTTTATCGCACATGTTCATCCAACAATCAGTAATAAGCATATTTGATTCATTCAGATCATACTCAAGTATCTCTGTGAAGAAATGAGTAGAAGCATCTATAAGAAATTGCTCAAAATCATTTAATCGATCATCAAATCTTAATAGACTACTATTAGATATATTAAAGTAATGATGTAGATGCTCTTCAGCAACATTATCATTCCACTCTTCATGTCCTTTAGGAATTTCCTCTAGGACACGATCACATACATCTTTTATGACCTGTTGGTCACCACCATAGGGATACTTCCCAATAAACTTGGGAAAGAATTCCTCAATCTCAAAATCCATAGTTTAGAAATTATGTTGATTAGTCGATAGGAGATAATAGTTACCTATAGAGTATGCACCACCATCGTTAAATCCGATGTTGGATAAGTTCTTAAGGTTGTTACGAGAACCTCCGTACATATTTAGATACCCGTCAGCAGAGTAATCCCCGTTGGGTTCTGAATGTGTATTGTCTCTTAACCACCATTTACCACCGTCTGTAACTCTCCATGACCCAACATTGTTACCACCATAATCAGCAGATCTCATTATCCTTCCAGTATAGTTACCCCCGCCACCAGTCTTATAGACATCACCGCAACCAGTAAAGAAGTTTGGCCAGTTGCCACCATTAACTTGAGTTGCATAGTTTGCTGCTGCTCTCCATGCATATTTGGATCTACCATAGAACATATCAAGTCCTAAGTCAGCACCACTATGGTATTGACCATGGTAATTAATATTTCTACCACCACCATTCATGGGATAGAAATCATACCCACCACCATCTTCAGTAGCATCAACATACATCTGAAGTGGACTAGGCATTGAGTGAGACTGTATCCAATATATACCACTTTGGGCAATAGCACCAGTAGCTATACCAAAATGCCCAGATTCCATAGCGGACTCTGGACCAGATCCATTACCGAAATTTAATTCTCCAGCATTAACTACTCTAATACGAGCATGAGAAATATAATATGCTTCGTCTCCTCTACCTTGGTCAAGACCTGTATAATGATCTACACTTACACTAGATGCTGTGTGGGGAATCCATCCAGAAGAAAATCTTAGATAACACATAGTGCCATCATTAGAACCGTTCCATGGTTCATAACTATAGTCATTATCACATCTTGTAAGTAGGACTGCACCACCAGTGGCTGATGCATTATGATCTCCTACCAATTCTCTTAATCTATCCTCATTCCACTGCTTTCTCCAACTACTAAATCTTACACCATCAATATTAATATATTGATACTCATTATCCCATGAGTCTACATGATGGATAATACAGTCATAACATAGGTATTGATGTGATGGGAGACTAGCTTTGTTTAGAGTATATGTTCGTGCTGATCCACCCCAACCATGCCAATAACCATAGCTAGGAAAATTAGGTCGAGCATACATCTGGGAATTTTCTGAGCGATTCCAGTTGCTTAGATATGCTCTACAGTCATTACCTTCATCATAGACTGTTTCTCTACTAGCACGACTGCCTCCACCAGCACCACCACCTGCTTGACTTAGAATTTTATTTGCTCCTATAGGCATAATCTTAACTATATGCTACGTTGTTACCAAATACTTTCCAACTTTCTCCATCAACAAAGAAGAAGTAGTTGACCATATCCCAACCACTACTTGATCCAGGTGCTGATGCATAGTATATATCAGCTGCTGAACCATTTATTTGGACATTGTTAATATGACCACTACCATTCGTTTGCTGAACAAGTACCTGTGCAGTATATACGAAACCACCAACCTCAGGTACGTTGTTAAAGTTAATGGTAAAGTTACCATTATAACCTGAAGGGTTAGTAGTAATAAAAATTGTTGCTTGACTGTGATCTACAGTTACACTACCACCCTTACCAAATCCTACGAAAGTTTCTTTTGTTTGTCCAAACTCAAGTGTAGAACCTGGAACCAGTCTTAGGTGTTCGTTGATACCAACGTTGTTAAAATATCTATATCCTGAAAGATCCTCGTCAGGACCAATAATTGTCCAATTAGCACCACTCTCAATAGTAACAGTGTAACCGTTTGCAATAGTAATAGGAGCAGCAGAGAAACCGTTTGTAAATTCTACACCACCGTTAGCTGTTGGACCTATCGTTAAGTTTTCTGATATTGTTGTTCCATTTGTCCTGATGATAGATTTCTCACCGATTGATGGACCACCACCACCGACACTATCCCAACCAGGTGCACCTGATACATCTTGTTTCCATATCTGTGCTTCGTCTTCTGTAGAGTTATAAACTAACGTTCCATATGCAGGAGTACCAAGTGCATTAACTGATGCTTGGTTAAGTTCTGGCAGATTAAGTTGCTCTGTAACTGTTAGAGCAGTAACAATAGCTCTAGTTGCAGCATCAATCTGGTTTCCAATAATCTTTGTTGACATAATTCCCTACGGTGAAACTTAGATAACAAGTTCACGAATCTGAATCGTATCACCAGTTGCAGGTGGAGAAGATATACTAAAGTCAACAGCATTACCTGTGACTGTATAATCTACACCAGGAACTTGAGCAACACCATTTAGAAATACTAAAAGTGAGTAAGCAGTGTGTCCAGGCGAAATATTAAACGTCTGAGTTGCACCATTACCAGAATAGGTAACACCATTATTGCTATTTGCAATACCAGTTGCTAAAGAGTATTTATCTGCACAACCATATTTACCAGTAACATCTAAGTCACCAGAAATATAAGTGTTACCACCAATCTTCATCCTGTTGGATGCGTCAGGTGACATACCAATACCATAATGTGTTACACCACTGTATCTGTTAGATGTAATAGGTGTAGTATCACTCAATCCAATCTTGTACCATACACCAGTATCATACACCCATCCGAGTGATTGACCAGGTGCCCAGTCAATGTTATAACAAATGTCACCATTGTTAAAAGCTAACCCTGACTGTAGATCTGGTAGTCCATTCAGTTCTTCTGCTAGGAAGGTCTGTTTAAGAACTGTACCATCTGTATTAGAGTAAGTGTACTTAAGTGACTGTATCTCATCTGATGATGTTACTTTCTTCTGGAAGGTAACAGGACCAGAGAATACTGATTCTAACTGGTTAGATGCACCACCAATTACGGTTAGTTTATCAGTAAGAACCAATTCGGAGAACGTCTCAATGGTCGTGTCCTCCTCACCCAACACGTTAAGTTGAGCAATATCTTCGTTAGTGATCTGACCTGTAACTGGGTTAATAACCTGGTTACCAACGAACAGTTCACCATCACTGTTAACACCAGAGTAGTATGCCACACCTGCTGCTTCCTTAAGTGACTGTGATAGTCTCACCTGTTGTGGTGATAACACCTCAACCTGTGTGGATGGGAATGCAGTTGAGTAGTTACCTGGACCAAATCCAAGATACTCAAACGTGTGACCTGATGCTCTCAGAATTGAGTACCTTCGTAACTCAACCTGTAGAGGTGACACCGACTGGTCTGGATTTAGTTTCAGTGCTATCTTTCTTTCTTCTTCATCACCTAAACGTGCAGTAACAACTATACTATTCAGTACGTTAGATGTAGTATTATATCCTAAGTTATTCTCTGTCTCTAACAGTATAAACTGTGTAGTTTCCTTCGTAATAGATAACTGTTTGTTCTCATTAGGTGTTGGAGTAGCACCATCAGTTGTCTTAACCACACCCAACACTTCATTATCAGCAATGGAAACTGCAGGTGCAGGGTCAGCGACTGGGTTATCTCTGTCAAATGCAGGATAGATGTCCACAGTCTGCTGTGAGAATGCGAAGTCATCAAAGTTTGATGTTGCAGGTGATACTGACGCTGATAGTAGAGTCAAATAATATATACCATCCTGTACACCACGAATAAACTCTTGGAATGTTTCTACATCATAGATGTAATATGTCTTACTATATGATGGTGAGTTTGTTTCTGATGATCTGGGCTGAAGAACGAAACCAGTGATAGGTGGTCTTGGTATAGGGAACGCATCCTTATCTAAGATATACCTAAATCTGTATGTTCTGTCATTAAGGTCACGAGCGTCGGGTACCCTTCTGATGAATGTAGTAGGTGTAAATCCTAAGTTCTGATATAAGTTGTTAGCTTGTAGTGTTGTATAGATTGTATTAGCAGCACTATCTACCTGAATATACCACTGTCCCCTGTTAGTGTCATACTTAATAGGACTTTGCTCATCACCTGCTCTGGTACCTGTAACTTCAGGACCAGCAGGGTTAACGTCTGCATAGTGAGTAGTAGGTTCTGATGCACCTGATGCAATCAATGCAACATATAGTCTGTCTGGAGTATTAACGTCATCTCTTCTTGCACCAATAGTATATCCCTGAATCTTTGAGGGTGGTCTACCTAACTGACTGGTATATCCATATAGGTATAACCTAGTGGAATCTGCCTGTGCTCTTGTTGATGCAATATCAATAGTTACCCAGTTAATTGAGATCTCATCTACATCACTAAGTGACTTAGGTGGTATAACATGGGTTAACTGACCTGCTTTATCTTTTGTAAATGCAGTTGCTTTAAATCCTTTACTTCGGAGAGAAGTGTTACCAAAGTTTGAGTTTGAGTTGGTGATAGAAAGGTCACCGCCTGAGTCGGAGAAGAAGTGATCACCGAAACCAACAGCGAACACCGAGACGACTTGGATAAACGCATCATTTGATGCTTTAATGTGACGATGCCTCCAACCCTTTCGGTACTCGGCAAGTCCATTAATATGAGCACCAGATCCCGCAGCTTGGGGTTCATATGCTCCAGTACTTTGGTTGTATAGTACGAATGCTCTGTCATCTTTCTGCAGAGAGATACCAGTGAACTGAGCAACAACCATGGACTTAAATCCAGTTGCTTCAGCACCATCTGCGTGCATACCATTGATACCCCAAACTGATCTTAGAGAACAGTTAAAGACATATGGTGATGCTGAGTCAACTGTATCAATTTCGACCTTAACAAGAATATTGGAACCGATAGCATTACCTGACGGTTCAGTTGACATTTGATAAGTGAACTGGTTACCTTGAGCAGACGTTACCAAGAACGAACCATTATAGAGGAGTTGATCCTGCTCAGTAGGACCAGTAACACCAGATATATTAACAGCGACACCCACGGAGAATCCATGATTCTTCGGATTACCAAGTGCGTCCACTGTGAACGCTGTGGCGGTTTGTCCATTTCTTATGATCTGTGAGATAGCGAATTCGTCAGATATAGGACCAACGATTCTGTTCTCTTCTACCCTTACCTGTAACTGGTCTTGTGCGACAACACCTGATGAGTCAGGTATAGTAGCGTATGCTTTAGATATCTTCTGATAATATAGTTCTAGGTCAGTAATATTAGCGAACTCAAAACACGTTAACTTATGGTGTGAGAAGTTAGGTGCAATCGTACTTATATCGTCGCCTCTGTAATAGACTCCATTAGTGTCTCCATCAAAAAAGGATTGCTGCCAGAAATAACATCCACCAGTGAGTTTAAAAATCGCAGCAGTAGCAGGCTCGTTAGTAGAAGTAATACCGAGAGAACCCTGAACCGTAGGATAAGGGACGTATTTTGGAATGATTTTGGTTCGACGTAAGTCCGAACCAACAACAGAGACACCACGAGGAGCAATGATACCACCAGCAGCTGCATTAAATTTATAAAGAACATTACTAGAAGAAGTTAAATCAAAGTTAGTGTTAGCATCAAATGGTTGTACATCATTATAATCTGCTACACCAGGTCTATTGTCAATAACATAATCTGACGGATACAAGTATATACTGAATGCGTCAAATTCGTCATTACTTAAACCAACTCTGTATGAAAATCTTGCAACTTCTAGGAATGCACGCTGCAACGTCTTAAACGGACGTAACGCTGAGTTACCTCTATTATCGTAAGCATCCGATGCATCAAAATCGTCGGGGTTGACGTATATAATACGACCAGTCCTCGACGTGATGATATTTTTAAGACGGGTTAGTGCCATTGGGATCTACTACCTATTGTATTATTTATCCAGCTGTTTTAGTGTTCACTATTTGTGTGTAGTCCTCAGACTGCGACTCAAAACCAGTTACACTATAAGATATCTCAGCAGCAGAACTATAGACAAGAATGTTCTGTCCTGGACCAACTACGATACCAGCTATACGATCAACAGCATTTGCTGCTATCGCTTTTCCATAAGCGAAATAATCTTCTTCATTTACATAATCTACTGCAGTAGCACCAATTGCTTCACCTGCACCGATAGTAGCTACATCAAATGTTAATGATGCACCACCTCCACCACCAAGAGTTGCGTCTGTAAGAGTTACAGTATCGTTTGCTTGATAGTTCTTACCACCGTTTACGAGAGTAACAGTAGCAGCACCTGATCCATCGACTGTTACATCAACTTTCAGAAGTGTTCCATTACCACCTGTAGGTGACAATCCAGTGTATGTACCTGCAGCACGAGAACCGTCAGCACCACTTACACTGTCAAGAGTTTTTGCTTTACCTGCAACAACTGTTGCCATGTAACGGTTTTCGTTAACTATAGTTGGAGTATCATAGAGTGTATCACCTGCTACAAATGGTGCAGAATCACCATCAAGTGAAATTTTCAGTAAGTTAAGTGCCTTGTCAAATTCATGCACATAACCCCATGAACCTTCAGTTACACCTGATGCTGCAATAGTATAAGTTGTGTCACTTAAAGTAAACTGATCAGCAGCAGCAAAACCTGCACCTCTCAATTTATAGATAAAGATCTCCTCATAAGCAGGGTTTGCTATAACAGTCATTGACCAACCAAATCCAGCATTAGAGTCCGTAGTGTTTGCTACTGCAGGTTCTGCATATGACTCTAATGATAGTGGTGAGTTAGAAGTAATCTCAATTTGTAAATAACATCCTGCCTGTCCTGCAGTACCAACCTTGGTTACATTACCAGTGTACTCAGTACCAGTTAATGATTGAGTACCATCTGCCTGTTCAGAAAATCTGAATGGATGACCTGTGTTAGAAGCATCTGTCTGCCAGAACTTATAAGTTCTCTCATTATTGAGACTCTTATTTAAGTATAGTTCGTATGTGTTACCACTAGCACCCTCTGCAACAATAAATCTATCTTGATTCTCAATATTAAATGATCCTTGAGAGAAGTTCAGTGGTAAAGTAGCAGAAGAAGTACCACCAGTGATGGTCTCTGCTTCAGTAAAGAAGTTGAGGTGATAGTCACCTGCGTCAGTCATCTGTGTAACTGCAGTACCATCATTGTGGTTAACTGCAGAAGTACCATACTGACCACGAACAACAGTCAAGTCGTTACCTGCAACAGCAGAAACCTGAATTGTCTCGTTACCAATCTGTATGAAACCACCTTCTAAGAATCCAGTTGCATCTGCAAGTGTAAGTGTGGTATCACCAGCAGCGAAAGTAGCACCTTCGTTGATAGTAGATGCAGTAGCAGAGTCAATAAAGCACTTAGCAAATGCTCCTGCAGGAATTGCACTTGCTGTTGTACCATATACTCCTCTTGTTACTGTCAATACATTGGTAGTAGTATTAATACCAGAAGCATTGATGGATATAATTTCTGTACCTGCATCCGAAGCAATACTTGATATCATCAACCTTGCGTTATCTGCAAGACCTGTATTTCTCGATACGTTAACTGCGGTAGCACCCGATGCAACATCTGCTATGGAAGCATGAAATCCTCCAGACTCAGTGTCTATACTTCTTAATGTACCACTAATACCTGATGTACCACCTGTTACTGTCTCACCAAGTTGGAATATACCCGTTAGGTTTGCATTATCACCCGTTGAGAATAGTAGTTTCTCTACCTTAACCCATCTCTCCAGTATAGAAGTATCCTTAAACACATCAAGGAGTTTTGCTGTAGATCCATTAGTTGTAGTTATATCAGCACCTGGTATAGCACTACTGAAACTTACACCTGGACTAACCTTTAGTTTATACTGGGATATTGGGTTACCCTTCTGAAATTCTAATGCAGTCGTTTCATCACCATCAAGTTGTAATATCTGATCATAGTCACGAACTGCTGCACGATATGTAACGCCAGATCCTGATACATTCGTTGCTGTAAAAACTGCTGATGCAGTATTGTCTATATCAGCTGAATAGAGTACTGTATTTGTCGTTGCCCCTGGTTTTGAGGCGGCTAACCTTCCTGCTGTCATTTTAATTTACCACCCTGCTTGGAAAAAAGATTGTAATCGGAGTCTACCACCGAATGTAGGTGCTGATAAAGGACCACCAAAGCTAACACCAACCGCCTCGATGTTGTTAGTAGATAGTAGTGTAGCATCTGCACCTGGGAACTGAATATTAACTGGTTCAGTAATGTTAGTGGCATCAATAGTGATTAAACCGTTAACATTCTCTGGGTTGTTAATCTTCATGAATTCCATTGTTTTGTTCGCTAGAGTCTGCGTTGCTTTCTCTGCGACTAAAACGTTGGTATCAATACCATTATTTAGAGGTTCTGCAAGAGAACCTTCTGGGAAAGTCCACTGCAAATTGCTGTTAGCATTAAGATTTGTTAGATTAAAACTAATCTTCTTAGTGTTATCACCAGTGTCCTCAAAAATGGCACCCTTATAAACCTTGTTAGTTAATGTCTGTGTAGATGAAGTTCCTACCACAGTAACATTAAGGTCTGGCCAAGTAACCGTACGATCTGAAGTTAATCCAGATGAATCGAAGATTATATACTTGGTTGGATTATTCTCATCTGTAGACGGTGTAGTAGACATGGTGGGGTTCACCAAGTTCTTATTCTTAACGTCTTGCTGAGTTATATCATCAAGTAGTGTTGACTGCGTAATGGTAGTACCATAATCAGGAAGACGATAGATATGCTGACCAGGAGCATCCCACGCATCTGTCTCGAACTTTGCAATCTTAGAAACGTCAGTAGAACCAGTTATCTGTAGGTCATTATCTTTAATGATAATAGACTTATTAGTTAACGTTTGGAATGTATCTGCTGCAACTATAGTTGCTGAAGTATTTGCACCTACATTAGGAAAGTCGAAACGACGTATACCACCTGCAGTAGAAACGGTATCTACATTAAAGACCACCTTCTTTCCAGGGTTTTGATCCCCCTCAAAGAATACGTTAGAGTCTGTAAATGTAGCAGATCCATTAACTGTGAAATATCCACTACCCTGAGGGACTACCTCCACATTAGAGTTTGCTGACGCAGTATCAACAGCACGAATTTGTAATGTTGATGAACCGTCTTGGTTTGCGTTACGTTGATTATATAATGATGCACTACCGAATGTGAGTCCAATTTCATTAACTGCACTCTGGTAGATTCCAGTGTCCCTATCCAAATCGAAAGCCAGTCCTGGAGCACTCTGTGAGCCTGCAGAAACTGACCTAAAAAGTTGATTAACCTTTGATTTTCTATTCGGAATAAGTGGGTCTGATATAACAATAGGAAGCACCGCTTCCCCAGTCACCAACGCATCAGCTATAGTATCAAGTTGTGATATTCTTTTAGTTGCCACTATTCATCTATATGGTTCTTCCGAGTTATTTATACGTCCAAATTCCTCTCTCCCATAAGAAGTGATTTAAGTTTATTTGCTTTCTCTAAATGCTCTTTATGATAGTCTATCCAAGACTGTACTTCAGTCAAAATATTCTCATAAGTTTTGTCTGAAGATTCCTCGCTAGTAAGATAATCACCAATGACATCGTTTAATGTATTGAGACGATGCTGTGCCTCTGGTGGATAACTAGCATTGTAGTTTTCGACGTGTGGTCCGCTCATTGATACTTCTCGTTAAATTCCTTAAATGACGAACTGCAATCAGGTGGTTCTGGATATTTATATCCCTTCATCTTCATCCACTTCTGATGCAAAGCACCCAGTATCCATGACTGAGATAGACTCTTAGGTCCATTTTCCAATAGTTCCAAGTGTTTCTTGTTGGAAGTGTACGCTTTGTACTCCTCCCTCCAATTACTGTCGTCCCAATCTTTTGTCATGTGTTACTCCTCTATTTCGAAAGACCATTTTATAGAATTAATATAGTCAAATGTATCCGTTACATCATGATCACAGTTAGTGTCGTACTTTCTTTCACAAAGGAATCTCCTCAACATTTCTATTGAGTTAAAACACCCCATATGCGTATGGTTGTCATTGTAAAGATGGTACTTCATGCTAACTCTTTAATTCATTTTGCATCTCATTAAGTGTTTCACTAACATATGTTTGCACACCAACTGGATCAGGTTTCCAATCCTGTGGCATAGGGATCTCAGGTAGATCTCCCTGCTCGTACTTGTCAAGCACAGGTACAGGTGTCAGTAGAATTGATGGTTTCCCATCTTGAGCAATCTTTATTGTATTACCTCTTTCACATAATGTCAAGAGGAAATCAAAGTTGCTCTTAGCCTCATCAATAGAGACTTCTAGAATTTGAGATTTCATTAGAATACAAATGTAAGATCGTCTGGCTCTAAGAAGTCTTGCAAGATAGCAATAGTATCCTCAAAACTGCTCATACCCTCTTCATCAAAGTTAAACCGAACTTCTTCGGTATAACCTTCCTCATCCCGAAGGACAACTCTCCTTTTGGCAACATGTATAAAAGCATGTTCCACATAATCAACTAATTCTTCCATTAGTTAAGCATCACAGGCAATCCATATATCTGGGTTGCACCCAAAGCAGTACCAAAGGCAGAGAAACCTACCCCGACACCGTATGAGATTATACCAGAAGTACACTGGTTTATTATAGCACCTTGTCCTGCTGTGACAACCTCTCCTATGCCACCTGTCGGACTGGCTACTAGGGTCATGTGTCCACCTGGACTAGCTCCTGTGATAATATCTGCCATAGCAGTGGGCATGGATTGCCCCAGGGAGAGCCGAACCTGAGCTGGTGGTGATGCACCTGGGAATGGTAAATCCATTGTAACATCTACAATAGATCCTTTTACTATACTATACTGTCCTGTTATAACAGGCATCTGCTGGAATATACCAATGATATCAAAGCGTCCACAGTTAAGGAATGAAGTAATCCAGTTAGCTTCGTTTATGATCTCACCATGTGCAGTGTTATTAATTGCACCCGCCTCAACGTTATAGTTCTGACCCTTCATGTTGATTGCAGATACAGCAGTGAAGTTAAACTTGTTAGCTTGTACTGTCCAGTCACCTTGATAGTTACAATCGTGGTCACCTGCTACGGTATGTACTGACTTAGATTCTCTTTCTCCTACCTCTACATCAAACTGTGGTTTATTACGTTTAGCTATCTTATCCTGTAAAACTGCTTGCATTTGATCTGTTGCAGTTCCTGCAGTGTCTAGAGAACCCTCCAGAGCCTCGAATCCATCTTCAGGATCCAAATCTTTATATGTTTGTGCTGTGAATTTAGAGCTATTACCTGCTCCTTGCAATGGTTTCTGGTCACCCCATGTACTACCTGAGGAGAAACCACCATTAGCATCAGATGCTTGAGCACCAGGACCATTTGATACATGAGTATTCATGGATCCTGCAACCTCAATATGGAAATCACCCATAACCTTAAGGTGGTAGTCACCTTCTATAGTATGTACATGATTACCTTTAGCATTGTGTACTAAGTCTCCACCGTAAATGGAAGTAAAGTTGCCAGGTACATTTAAGTGTTCGTTACCTCTCTTATCTTGGAAATAAGTAACACCACCAGGACCAGAGGTTACAAACTTTTCTTTACCAGGCGTTGCATCATTCAGTACCCTAGTACCATTAAGTGATGTCTGTGTCTCCATTAAGAATGGGTTAATATTCTTATAGAAATCATCAAAGAAGGTACCAGTTTCTGCTGAACCACCTGAACTTTGAGTAAGTCCTGGTGCATTTGTTCCCGAAGGTGGTGGACAACTACTATAGTCACCTCCACCTGGACCTGCCACGCCTGGTGTATCATCAGGATCACATTGCGTGGTACCTAACAACGGAACCCATGCTTGTGATCGGGGTTTTCGACTATCACGACCACATCCTTTATTACCAAGGATCATAGCAAGGATTGCCTTAAGGATGCTAAGAAGTGACTGGAAGTCTAACTTAGTGAAATCTAATGCAAATATACTACTGATACCATCTGCTAGTTTTGCTGCTCCCTTAACTGCAGTTATTGCTGAGAATATTTTATCTGCTGCACCGTTAATGGCATTGAGTCCTTTACAAATCTGACCCTGAATACCAGACATTGCATTCTCAACCCAGTCAGTGATTTTTGATTCCATCTCACCGATGAAATCCATTATATTATCGAAGACCTTGTTGAGATAACTCGTTATGAATCCCATTATGTTCTTCATAACACTGACCCATTGTGGGGTAGGTTTACAGAACATAGAGAATATAATTTCTAGGATAGCACCAATTGCTGTCACTACGACAACAGGAACCATATTAGAAATTAGCTTTAATATAGTATCAATCGCTTGCTGAATCAGTCTCGCTGCCAGCTCCTTCAGAGGAGCGAGCATACCCGAAACTGCATTGGTAACATAGTTGGTTAGGTTAGATAACTGTCCAAGTATTGCTTTACCTTCTACCATTCTGCCTGTAATAGCAGACATGAAACTACCACTGTCAGTATCTTTTGCTAAACCACCTACCTGAACACCAATGTCAGATAGCATCCTCTTCATATCAAGGTTAAAACCTTTATTAGCAGGTCCAGTTGTACCATCAGCAATACCACCTGGCATTCCTGACATCTTGATAGGGTTAGTGTATATGTTAGCAGGTGTATCTACTTCACCTTTGGAAACTGCACCTCTTGCTACTTCTTCGCCACCTTCTGCAGATCCTGGTGTCTGACCCTGAACCTTAGCAAATGGGTGACCACCTAATGAAAACTGATTATTAACTGCTTTCTGCTGAGGAGTATCGGTTGCCATCTGGACACCAATCTCAGGATCAGCAATATATGTACGTCCTAATTGGTTTGGTGCACCTCTCTCTTCTCCACTAGCACCACCCTCATTCTGTCTCTCAGCATGACGGAAACTACGGAAAGCACCCATAACACAAGGTAACTGACCTTCATTACCATCCAAGAAGAAACCAAGAACGTTAGAACCTACCTGTAATTCTGTAGTTGTTCCTGCGTTTTTAGTCTGTGGTTTATCTGTTGGCAGTAGAACAGTTGCCCATGGGAGCATTTTCCTAGGAAGTTCTTGCAAGTGAGCAGAGTTTCCATCCTCATCCGTTTTATTGCTGGTATACCAACCAAGTATACGAACTCGTACTCTACCTAACTGTGAAGGATCTTGGTTGTCTTCTACTTCTCCGACCCACCAATTAAATCCATCACGTCCAGCGAAATCAGTTTTTGCTTGTGCGACAGCGACCATTATGTTAAATCTAGTTTCCTCGAATTATTTAGCTTAGTAAAAGTAAAGAAACCCTCAGACGGTTCTTTACCCCAAGAAAATTTTCCCGTTTCTATGTTATACCCAGTGTCGATTGACCTGTAGTTTGTACCATCAAATTCTACAGCACTAACAACTTTAGTGTCTCTGACTATACATTCACCCTTAATCTCACCATACCAAGTACCTTCGAAGAATCCCCACTGCATTTCACATCCCTCCTTATCAATCAAGAGGTTGTGTGCTTTAGTGAAAACCGTCTCTTCATCATAAACCTCAAAGGTTATATGGTAGTGTCTGTACGGTTCATCCTCCCCTGCATAGTTATACCACTGCTTGAGTTCTAATACATTAGGTTTTACTTTGGTGTAGAGAATATTAACCCATGGCCACTTGGTAGGATTGCTATAGGCTTGTTTCTTATTCTCATAATGACCAATAATCAATTCATCGAACAAGGTTATACCATCCAGTAATAATCATCTTCTCTTCATTAGGTGCAGGTATTCCCTGATGAAAATGTGTCCAATCACTTGGCCAAATCAATGTCAACCCCTTTTTGGGTTTCACTTTTGCTTGCTGTACATCAAATAATGTTTCTCCACCTTCTTCTATATCATTAAGATAGGTCATCCATGCCATAACACGAGTGACCGCTTCTATATCTGCATTGTTTCTTTCACAATGCATCTGTTTAAATCCTCCACCTTTGGGATACCACTGCAAGTTAAAATCACTCTGCAGATCCCAATGGATCGTTCTAAGCATGGGCCAGTAGTTTACATATTCTCTCGTAACCTCTGCTAGACCATCTATGTAATTAGTAATTCTTTTATCCTTAAAATACCTAGGAACGGTCATATCAATCGATTCTTTGATCGTTTTGTTGACCTTATCTCCTTGTCCACCGCAGTGACCTTCAGTCTTCTCAAGGTATGTATTGACCACTGGGTCATCCCAGAAGTCCCATAAACCATCAACAATTTCAGGTTCCATGACCCCACCCCCTATAAAGGAGTAGGGTGCATCTATATCAATGTATTCACCAAGCATAATATAAAATTGGTATTAATCGTCGTATACTAAGCACTCAGGCTCATCAGGGTTTTGATCACAGAATAGTTCTAAGCAATTTGGATCATGGTGATCACCTGCTTCTATCTCTGCCTTATGATGGTCAGCATATTCTACTAGATCATGTAGTTCTTCTTTAATGTGACGACGAGCAGCAGGACTAACCTGTGGATCATCTAAGATCTCTCTGTCTTTTTGGATGTGTTCTTCGATAGTATGCATAATTGTACCTTCAGTACCCTACTATTTAGGCAAATTATAGCACAAATATCAAGATTTGGGTACCGAATCCCTACAAAGGTAGAGTTCTGTGGTGATTCCCTCTTTATTGTAATGATGTACTAGACCCTTAATAAGGTACCTACCACTGTACCTTGCGTCATCCTGAACTGTGTCTGTACCTTTGGTTTGTATAGATGACGGTATCACACAACTGATTACTGAACCTGCATATAAAGCAGTATTTCCTGGAACCTTGATAGTTAGGGACAGTGTATTTAATAATGATAGTCTACCTGATGCATAGTTAGATACAGCTAATATATCCTCAGGTGCATTATCAGCACCGTTATTAGGTTGACCAGCAGTCTGATTAGAATACTTTGGAAGAATCTTAACCTTAATCCTAGTAGGATGATCTTTCATATAGCTTTCTGCTTTCTTACTATCGTAGGGGAATCCCTCCTCTAAAGTAGATGCAATCTCAAACAACTTATTCATTGCATTGATAGCAGGTGGCATCTTAGTACCTCCTGGTTTTGACTGGTTCTCTGCAGTTTTAATCTGAGTAGCAGTATTCTTCCAGTTCATAGTATTGGCATTAATATCCATATTAAATGAACGATCCGATTCTCCCCCTGCATTATAGAAATTAACTGATGTCTTACCTTTATCTAAGTAATCTTGGAACTCTGCACTATTAAGTGATTTTGCTTTCTCTGGGTTAAAAGCATCTCCAACGATTTGCTTAGTGTTCTTATATACATCATACAATTTATCAAATATACCACTACTACTAGCAGATCCATTTGGAATAGCACTCTCTGAAATAGCAGAAATTACAACACCGTAAGAGATATTCTTATATAATCCTGTTCTCATCTTATCCAGATGATTCATCCTTTCTGGATATGTAATAGACTCAATACGATAAGCATTATCACCACGAGAATTACCAGATAGGTTTGCTTGAGTGTAAGTATAAGTCTCAAGAGTATCCTGCTCACAGAGTTTATCAATACTATGAAAATTAAATCCCTTCCTATTCTCGTAGAATAAGAACCCTGACTGAGATACCTTCTTACCACCCTTCTGTCCTTTAGGTGATTTTCTTACTACTTTATCAGTCATATAACTGATACAGTCAACAGGTCTCCAGTTAGGAGAAACAAAATTAAGATTACTATGTGGTTCTATTGCTTCATCATGCTTAATCTTATGTGGTGCCTTTAATTTCTCAGAAATAACAGTCTTTATTACTTCTGGTTTCTGGGCATAAGGACCAAGTGCACCAAAGGTTCTATTAGATTCATTTAGATATATCTCTGGAGATGAACAATGGAGTATATACGCCTTCTTCCTTTCCGACTTAATAACTGATCCTATCTTATAAATCTGCAGATCAGCATCTATCATAATTCTCTCTGGATCTCTACTCTGTCTCCTATTCTTAGGTACTGCTGCGTAGGTCTCAAAGCACAACTTAACCATCTCATCACCAAACAACCTGTCACCAAACTGTACGGTATCTAACATACTAATATCACACCGAACAAATGGTGAATCTATGGTTTCATACCACTGAAATTCTGCAATCATTGCAGTAATATCATACTTTTCATCTTGTACTACGACATAAGCGTCGTGTAATCTATATTCTTTGGTATCTGCTGACATTAGAACATCTCAACTGGTGCGGTATTTCCCTCTGCCATTAATCCATATCTAGTCTGGAAATAATCGTTAGCAGGTACTTCATATTTACTGTCAACGAATATTGGTGGTGGAGGACCAGCATCCGCTTGTTTACCCATTTTAATAGGTGCTAGATCTCCTTTATGTATACTAACACCACCATCACTATCTCCTCCTCCTTCATCAAATTCACCACCCTCTGACATTGCCTGAACATTAATATATTCACCTGTAGGTTCTGCTTTTGGTACCATACCACCTGCAGATAAATTTACTAGATTTATATGTCCACCACTAGACAAACCACGTCTATTCCAAAGTCTTGCTACCTCTTCAGGAGGAATTCCTGCTTTGATTGCTATGTTTCCAGGTGAATTTTTAGCCTTCTCATATAATCTATTTGCTGCTGTGCCTGGTATATCTTTATTGAGATTAAAGGCTATGTCTGACTTAAAGTTAGGATTGTCTAATGTCTGCCTTCTAACCCAATCCATCTTCTTAAGAAGAAGTTTCTTAACCTCAGGATCTATTGACGGATTATCTATTATCATCTGATTTCCTTCATTAAATGCCCACTCACTCATATTAGCAATAGTCTTACCAAAGTTTAGCATCTTACCATCTCTGTCCATATAAAGCCTTGTATGCTCACCATAAAACTCAGGATCACTATCAAGTAGGTCATTGTGCTGTTTCATAAACGCAAGCAATGAAGGTCCAGCAGCTTCTACCAATTCATCCATACTCATATTACCCTTCATCTCTGCCATCGGTCCACCTTCTGCCATATCCTGAATCAATCCACCAGCACTAAATCCTGGTATGCTAAATCCTTTATTGGCTGCTTCCTGAGTCCTTCTACCAGTTAATCCTGCATTACCTCTAGTTGCAGGAGTATCATATGGGACTACAAATGCACCACCAGTTTTCTTTTGTGCAACATACTCTGTACCATGACCTATAAATGATGTACTCCTACCACCATCAAGTGATACAGGATAACCACTCTGAGGTCCAGATATCCAACCACCTGCTGCCATCTTTGGCTGATTCTGGTATGCCCTCATATTCCTAGAGAGAATATTACGTTCCCTAGTACCTATGTCATTAGTCCATTCATCATCACTTAATCCAGCAAAAGGTTGAGAAAGATCGTATGTTTTCCTACCAATCTTAAATTCTTTCTCTATTGGTTTTACATTCTTCTTCTTCGTTTTCTCCGTTTTCTCCTGTGTATTCTTTGGTTTCTCTTTATTCCCAAAAAGGTTTAACCCCCCTTTGGCAATTTTTTTAGGTTTAACTTTTCTTTTCTTATCCTTACCCTCTATACGCTCTATTTTTTGTTTATATGCATCAATAACATCCTTATCGCCACCCTCAAGTTCCTCCATTCTAATTTGCATTCTAATGTATTCAGGGTGATCAAGAGCATCTTCCCCATGATTGTCCAAATAAGTAGACATATCCTTTTCTAAATCTATCTGAGCATCAGCTTCCTTTCCAGTGAATTCCTTTTTCTCCGTAGATTCATCTTCCTTCTTCCCACCAAATAGAGTCTTTAATCCCCATGCAGCAAGTACACCTGCACCTACCATAAGAGCAGCTCTAGGTCTTGCCATAATGAAGCCTAATACTCCCTTAAAGACACCCATCAATCCTTTGAGCATGGAACCTATAAGCTTAAAGAGTTTGCCACCCTTAAAGAGTGCCATTACACCTTTCATGCCTAGTGCTGCCATCTTTGCAGGTGCAAAGAATACTGCTGCAGCAGTTAAGAATTTAACAATTCCAAATATACCTTTAAAACTAAGTGGATTCTCTAAGAAGTCTGTAAGACCATCTAATCCCATATTAATTAAGAATCCAGCAATCTTAAGTAACCACTTACCTATTCTGGTAACACCCTGTACAACCTTCTCCACCTTCTTCAGGTTTTCAGGATTACCCATCCACTTCAGGAAGGCAACTGTTACCATTGTCCTAAAGATTCTACCAATAAATTTAGCTATACCTTCGAAGAATCCAAATGCATTAGAGACAGCACCTACAACAGCACCTGCTGCATATCCAAATCCTTTCTTTTCTTTAGGATCAGGTGGTCCTTCTTGTTGTGCTTCACCCTCTAGATCCTCTTCTAAATTTTCTTTTTGTTTTATATCCTCTGCTTCTGCCTTTCTCTGATCTACTAATTTTTGTACACCCTCTTCTCTCTGATCTGCTAATTCTTGCTGTTGTTGTATCTGCATTTTCATGCTTTCAGCAAAAGTCGCATTCATCTGTGCGACCATTATTGCAATACTATTAGTAGTAAGACCTAACCTGTTGATTGCCTTTACGGATGTGGTCATACCCTCAGTACCACCACCGTAAGTAAAGCTTTTACCTACCTCCACAGTGATACCACCTCCAGGTTTAGGAGGAGTTATTACTTTATATAATCGTGCTTTTGGTGTTGCTGCCATCTTACGACCTCATATTGCCATTAAGCATAACTGGAGTAGCTGTATATACTACTTTTGGTGGTGGTGTTGGACTAGAACCAGGTATGTATACCTGTTGTCTAGCTGCTACCACAACAGTATTTGTTCTTGCCCTACGTTTCCGCTTAATGGGTCTATTGATTTTAGGAACTTTACTTCCAACTGCGTCCCTTGTATTTATCCTTCCACCTATAGATTTCTTACCTATCTGGAACGGGATTGTTCCACCCATTCCCTTCTCAGGTGGCTTTCTTGCTTCCTGTTTTTTATGATCCCATCCATGGAGAGATACCCTAATACCTGTTAGATCTGAATATTGCCTTATCCCAGAAGTGACTTGTCGCCTTTCCCACTTATCTAAATCGTTAGCATATTGTTCATTAGTTAATCCACCTTGGGTTCTGGATAAATCAAACTTACGATTATAATTTGCAGATTTCTTTGAGAACTTAATCTCCTTACCTTTCTTAAAAGGAGACTTGTGTGGGTAAACTTTCTTCTTCTCCTCTTCCTTATCAGCAGGTTTAATATCCTTCGCATCTTCCTTTTCTCTTTTCTCTGCTAATTTTTGTTGATCGCCAGAAAGCTTATCATTCATCGCTGTATCATCAGGATCCCTTACTATCTTTCTTGGACTCAAACCAGTTGCCTTTGCAAAAGGATCATCAATAGTACCTAATTTACCAAAAGGAGTTGGCATATGCACTAATCCTTTAGCAAGTAATCTTGCTGCTTGCTCTCCAACAAATCCACCTGCCATACCAGTAATAAATCCAGGAGCACCACCAAACGGAGCACCAATGGCAAAACCTGCAGTGTATCCTAATAATCCACCAAGTGCTCGAAGAATAGCATTGACAGGAGATTCACCCAAAAGAGCATAGTCAATAACGCCCATGATAGCAGCGATAACCTTATCAACACCACCAATCTTCATCTTCTTTGCTGCTTTAAGACCGTCTTTTAGTTTTAATACATTCTTATTCTTTGATGCACCTTTTAATATCTTACCTATTTCTTTGGGGTTTTTCCCAATTTTCATTACCTGTTTGATAGTCTTATTCTTTTTAAGAATGTTATCTATCTGACCCATCAGTTGCTTCTTAACCTTCTCAACCAACTTCATAGGATTCTTTGCCAACTCAACGACATCACCTATAGTATTAGCCCATTTTGCAGCCCTTGCTCTAATGCCACCAATAACATTATCAGCATTTGCCAGTTGTTTTTTGGCATAACCATCTGCCCACTTCACGAACTTGCTACCCTGTTCACCTATAACGTTTTTAAGCTTAGTACCTTCTCTAATTCCAGTTTTCCATAGATTCTGCCCAGTCGATTTAAGACTCTTCCACCAGCTTCCACCACCAGGAGGTTTCTTTACTTTTACCTTCTCAAGTAACTTCTGACCCTTTTGTGCAAGAGGTTTAACGTTTTTCTTAACAAACTGCTCGGCACCTTCTTCTATCGCTTTTCTCTTCTTAACAATAGTTTCCTTAGTCTGCTTAATACGATCAGCAAAGGTCTTTGGTTTAGGTTTGGGTGCTTTAGTTTTTGTCTTAGTAGTCTTTTGATTCTTCTTCTGCTGCTTCTTCTGATTCTTCTTCTTATTATCCTTTTTATTCTTCTTATCATTTTTCTTCTTATTATCCTTCTTCTGATTCTTCTGATTCTTTTTAAAATCTGGTTTCTCACCCATTGTCAATGCTCTACCTATGCTACGCATAGCTTTGACATCACTTAATAGCTTCCATGGCATTAGCATCCTAGATGCTAACCAGAAACTCGCCATTCCACCCAGAATCTTAAAGACCCCAAACATTGCCTCAAAAGCTTTGCTAAGGTGACTTTGACCTGGTTCTCTATCTCCAAATATATTACCAATGCCCTCCAAGACATTATTCATACCAAAACTGACCAAACCGAATACCAGTTTACCCAGTCCTCTTATGAATTTAAGGAATGTCTCTATCCGTTTAGTATTCTTCGGATCAGACAACCATTTCATGAACCCAACCGCAATAAACGGTCCTATAAGATTCTTAAGAAAACTGAATAACGGTTTAAAGGGAGCAGCAAGTGTCTCTATCCAACTAAATTTCTTCTTATCTGCTTTTTCTGCTTGATCTAACCCCTGTTCTTTCTCTTCCTCCTCATTTGGTTCTAATTCTTGTGCAGTTTCTGCCTCTTGATCCTGTATTCGATCCTCTTTTTTCTTCTTTTTCTTAGCAGTCCGTTTCCTCATGCTAAGTTTCTTATTAGTCTCTTCTTCCTGTTTTTTAGTTCTCTCTAAAAAATTCTCAAGAAGAAACTCTTTCTGAAACTCCATCATAGTAACGATACCTTGCAGGTTCTTTCCAATACCTGTCAAAGTACCACCTAATCTATTATAGGCAAAAGTCTGAGCTCTAAGTTGCTTCCCAAAGGCAGTAGTTGCCTTAGGAGGTGGAACGTTTATATATTTCTTTAGAACTGCTGTTGCCATTAAAGACTTACTCTATTACTGTTTTCCTGTTGTTTCGCCTTCCTCTCTTGTTCCTGTAAATGAGCAATGAGAAGATTCACATAGACATCACGTTCCCACGGTATCATATTCTCCAACTCAGTAAGACTATACTTATGATGCTGCATTAATGCAAAGTTAGTCTCAAACATATTCTTAAGACTATCGTGCATTAACGCTATCCGAAAAAACTTGCTAGTCCCTCCAGTAATAGTTCGCTCTTTTTCTTAGTCTTAGGATTAAAAACCTCAATGGTATGCTCAAGTTTTGGCATAGTCTCAAAGAAATCTTGGATTTTCTTAAACTGATCCTGATTCATGTCACCGATGAAATCAACTGCTTCCTGTTTAGTAAAGGAGTCATAGATCTCTTCGCCTTGATATACTTTATCAATACACTCTGCAGAGAGTGCAAAAACATCATCCATAGATGGTTCATTTTTCATATTACGATCAATGAACGCATTTAGAGAAGGATACTTCATCTCTATTTTAATGTCATCATCTACATCAAGGATCCTTTTATGTTCCTTAGGTATAGTTAACTCAATGTCTTCCAAATTAAGTTCGACATCAATTTGGGTTTTATCATCATCAGGGGCAGTAACCTTAAATTCACTCTTTTCTCCTACTGCTTTCGCACGGATCCTGAGGAATAAGTACTCTATCTCAAATGTAGGCAGTTTATTAATATCTTTCACATTGGTGCATGATTTAAGAATATTCCTAACCGCCTTTGCCATTTCCTTCTCATCTTGGGATTCCATTGCCAAGTAAAGCAATTTCTCCTCTTTCACAAGAAATGGTCTATAACTGACTTTTGTACCACTAACAGGTAGTACGCAGTCATAATCAGGCACTGCAAGTTTTGGTAAAGGCATAATTAATATATTACGATATTAATATTTAGACACCCAATTTGCGGAAAGTTCCTTCGGGTTCAGTACCTACCAAATTAGAAGAATCTCTAACGATCTGAGGTGAATTAACATTAAACCTACCCTCATTGGCAGTATCAAACCTATATCTCTCCATTTGGAATTGTATATTCAGTTCCATAAGAGATCTCTGGTCATTATTTAAAGACTGTGTTCCTAGATTCTTTGGAAATACACCATACATCCTATAAACTGCTGATGCTGCATTCATTCTTATCTTAAAATCATTTACATTACTACCTTCTTCTGCTATTTTAGTCAACCATACATTAGATCCACCTTCCCACTTAATAATATCTACCTGAGTCACATACTGTTCATATATTCCTACAGTATTATCTGCATCAGAAGCACAGTTGTGCATCCATTGCTCAAAATATGCCCTATGTTGCTGATCTTTAGTTGTTATAAAAGTTACATCCAAATCTGTTGGAGACTGTCCACTAGCATAACTACGGTTCATTCCATGAACATGTGCTTCAGTAGTTGTTACATTTCGAGAAGGGATAGTAACATTATTTGCAAATAAACTTAAATTCTTTTTTATATTCCTTTGATTAGCATCTGAAGGTAGCCATCCTGTACGAGTATTACCACGCAAAGATGTTGAGATCATGCAAAGAGGTGAATTAAAAACAATCTCGTATAAGTTATTGCGTGCGGGTTCCAAATGACCCATTGCAATTGCTTCCTTAAATGTTTCGAAATAATTTGGACTATAGTCCAAAGTATCCACTGTTGCTGTTTTATCTTTTGCTTGTATTTGTAATACCATTAAACCCTACTCCATATATGGCTACTGGGAAGATCCATCCACATACCACCTCTCTTAATCCAGAACTCTTCTAGTGGAAGAGGTGTCCAATTCTTAAAGTTATCCCTAGGTACATCCATAGCTTGTGATATACTAGACATAAAGTATTTATGATGGCACTGCATAGGATACTGATTAGACCCAGTAGCCCACTGTCTCCCCACTGCTCGTCTGAATTCTGGTCTCAAATAATGTAAGTTACCACCAGAAAATTGTCCTTTACCGAGATTTCTATCCAATACCTGCACCATAGGATACTTGTCATACCATGGTAAAGGTGGAGATGGTGTTTGTGGACTATACTCAAAAAATAATATATCACCAGTCATAAACCCACCATCGTACGGTTGTAGACCATAAACCAACTGTGAACGATACCATTTCTTACTCTTTGGTGCACCGCCAGCTAAATCCTTTATGTCATTAAATATGCTCATACCCTGAGTTCTTTTTCTGTTAATATCATAAATTTCATTTGACGATCCTTGCAATAACTATCTGCTGCCTTCCATTTGGCGTTATTTACTGCAAAAGTCTTTACTTCTGATAAATAGGATCTAGTTACCTTAATCTTCTTAACTGGACGTTTCGGTTGCTGAGTTTGTGCATAAGGTTTAATTTCGATAATGCTCTTTGCGAGCTTTCCCGTTCGGGTTCTTGCCTTAACATAAAAATCGGGAAAATAACGATGGATCCGATTATCCACGGGACTGCGATAAGGTATAATAATTTCTTCACTTCCCCACTCCATAACGTTTTCATTTTTGTCACACCAGTGCATAAATTTCTTTTCCCACAAAGACCTATAAATAATGTTGGTGGGATCCCCTTTATATTTTTTGTAGTTTTGAGGTCTAAACTTTCCAGAATAAGACATGTCAACTCCAGTAGCAACTAATACATCTAGCTCTAAAGGTTCTGCCACGAGATATATATACCCTTCTATTGCACCAGATGGTCCATTATCATCAGATAAGGAGATAAGAGGTGGTAGGCAATGGCAGTCTAAAGCTCTAGATTATCTTAAGTTAACCATTTACGATCCTTCTATACAAAGCCCATATACATGGGTTGGTGGTAAAGAAGCAGGTGACTATGGTAAATTTAAGGGTAGTGCAAGTGATGAACAAGGTATATACAGCTCTATTTATCTACATATGCCTCATCAGTTAAATGAGAACTATACAGTCAAGTATAATAGAGCAACATTAGGACCATTTGGCGGTGCTTTAGAACAAGCAGTTAATTCAGCAAATGCGAAAGATGGTACGAGTAACGTTGCTACGCAACTAAACGCAGGTGCAGGAACTGGTGCTTCTCAAGCAGTATTTGGTGCTATAAGTGGTTTATTTAATGAAGGTGCTGGTATGCTAAATGTTGATGGTAGTTTATCGAGAGATCAAATAGTTGGATTAACCAAGCAAAGAGTTTTTAACCCATACGAAGAAACAGTATTCGAGGGAACAAATTATCGTAGTCATAACTTTGACTTTGATCTAGTACCAAGAAACAGTAAAGAAGTAACAGAAATATACCAGATTATTAATACATTAAGAGATTCCATGTTACCTGGTATGGATGGAACCAAAAACCAATGGTTAACTATTCCTAGATTCTTTAAAGCTGCTCTTGTAAGATTCGAACCAGCACAAGGTCAAGTAAATGCTGGTGATAACGAAGGACGAGGATTGGGTAGACCTGCAACATTATCACGAATCCTACAATTCCCTGTAAAAATGGTTCTTGTAAATATGGATGTCAATCTAACTCCCATGGGATCCCATACAAGTTTAAGAGATATGACTGCTATGAAGAGATATCAGGATCTTGGTCCTGCTGCATATAAACTAACATTATCCTTTGATGAGACTGCACTTATCACTCGTAACATGCTTGAGGGTGGTACTGGTTACAAATCAGACTGGGATGGAGTAGGTGAAAGAGCAAAAGATATGGAACAATTTAACTTCACGGAAGAGACGAAAGAAGATGGTAAAGAAGGTACGGAGGCTGATAAGTAATGGCATATTTTAGATCTCTACCTAACGTAAGAGTTAGGACAAAAAGTACAAGAAGCAATAACGTAGAACCTTGGGTTGTTGCAAAAAACATCTTCAGACGAATAAAACTGATAGATGACATACAAGGTAGTATATTGGGTTTTAACCAATATACTATTGGTAATGACGTAAAACCCTATCAGGTAGCACAGGACGTATATAATGATTCATCATATGATTGGATTCTTATGCTGTGCAACAATATAACCAATATGTACAAAGAATGGCCAATGTCTGAACATGAACTACATAACTACGTTCTGAAGAAATATGGTAGTGCAGACGATGTTCACCATTATGAGACAAATGAGGTAAAAACCGATAAAGGTGAAATTATATTAAAGAAAGGAATGGAGGTAAATGGGGAATTTCGTTATTATAGGTCAGATGGCACTATAGTCCCAAATGTCACATATCCTGTTTCTAACTGGGAATACGAAAATAACCAAAATACATATAAATCAAATATTTGGATATTAAAGAAAACTTACGTTTCTGACTTTATTTCAGAATTTAGACAATTAGTCAAATATTCTCCAAATGAAGAAGTTGGAGATGATGACGTTAAGATGACATGGGGTGCAGTAGAAGAAATCTTCAGTACATCCTCAGAATCATATACTACACGTTATGGTATGGTACCATCTATCGGTTTTGCGTCTTCACAGGAATTGGTCAATAGAACCGTTACTGTAGAAGTTACCGAATCTGGTGCACAGGTAAGAACAGTAGATACATCAAATACTGGTACTAACGCAAGTGGAGTTATATCAGGTACTACAGATTCATCAACTACACAGTCAGGTGCTTCATACTAATGATTGTAGTGAATGGTGAAAATATCAGATTATTGCTTATAATGGTATTAGCGGTCACATGGATATTTGTCTTTAACCTTCCAACAGAAGAATAGGTAAAAATACTTAAGCGACCCTACAGACAAAAAAATACCCCGAATTTTTATTCGGGGTTTTCTTGTTTCTAAAGGCGAATTATATATCAACCTCCATCGATATCACATCCAATGGTAGCACCAGTCACCACACCGAGTGGTATTGCCCACCATCTTCCATCACCTCTTGATAATGCTGCACCAGCAGCACCTCCCAGTAATCCACCAGCAATCTTACCATCAGTACAATCATTGGTATCGTACTCGATTGTTTCTCTTCTGGTGTACCCACCACCATCTCGGCAGGGTACTTCGACTGTTTCATTCCATGATCTAATATGACCTGGATTGCTTGCTGTACCAGGAATGTACTCTTCACGATACTCTTGACGAATACATGTCCTATCTGTACTGTATCCTGCAGAAGAACTATCGGGTGATCTTGACACCCGATTGCTATCATCAACCACAAGTCCATCCCAATCCCTTAACCAGATTCCATCTTGTTGGTAATGGGTGGCTCTTGTTCCTGCTGATACAGGACTAGCAAACAATAGTGCTGCTAATAACAGTTTCATTAATCCTCCTCTGCTAATCTAGAAAAGTATGCGAGGTCTGGATCAACCTCTGTCTTTAATGATTCTACAGCACTACCGAACCCACTGGGTGCAGCAGGAGTCTCTTCTGTAACTGTCACAGGAAGTTCTAGTTCTTCCTCCTCTACACGAGATTGTACTCTCGCTTTTCCTTTACCAAGTACCAAGTTTAGTCTCTTCTCTAGGTCTTCATAAGACTTAAAGTTCTTAGGACTCGTAAACTCTACTAGAGAATACTCTTGGTTGTAAATTTCTTCCAACTTGGCATCATCATAATCACCTAGAGTTGATGGAGCAGAGAACTCGGAACGATCATAGTTCCAGTATCCGTCCTGCTTAACAATCTTTAATTTAAAGTCAGCACCTTTCCAAAAATCAAATGGATTAATAGGTTGCTCATCCTCAAACTGTGGCTTCATTGCCTCAACTAACTTATCATGGATCTTCTTACCATACTTGTACAAGAAGACACGACCTTCATTCTCTGGATGTAATGGATCCTTCACGACTTGGATGTTACTGAAGTAGGAGAGTTTTCTCTTCTGCTTTCTTGCTACATCTTTATCGGAATCAATACCACTGTTCCATAGTACACGGTTTAGTTCACCGACTGGATCATTCTGACCTAGTGTAGTCAGACTGTTCTCGATGTACCAACCACCTGGTCCTTGGAATGCGTGACTCCAGACCTGTGCCCATGGTAGTTCCTCTCCTGTTGGTGCAGGAAGGAAACGAATGACTGCATAACCGTTCCCTGCTTTATCGACTTCTGGTTTCCAGAGTCTGTCGTCAGGACCGTTACCGCCACCCCCTTTACTGCTAAGTTTCTCTAGTTCCTTAGTCAGTTTTGCGACTGAACCAGAGGACTTCTTAAGGGATGCAAATGACATTTGTATTCTCCGTATTGAGTGTATTTGGCTTGTTTGTACTTTATTATCGTACCTTATTATTTATGCGTTGTCAAGTAGTCCTCTTCTCCATGTCTGCAATTTCTGTTCCATGGCATCCAAGACTGCCATTAGGTTTTGACCACCTGAGTAGACACTACTGCAAGAGTCTATCCTATCCTTGATCTCCTTGATCTCTTGGTCTGGATCTTCTTCTAAGTCCAACTGAGACTGCATGAGATTAAGTCTAGCATAAAATACTTTCTGTTTGGCAATCAGTTCTAGTGTCTTCTCAATGTGTTCTAACTGACCATCAGGATCTAATGTCTGAAAGTTCTGTGACATCTTAAGAAGATCTGTATAACATACCTGTAGTTCATCCAACTCTTCAGCAATTACTTCTGACTTAAAGAAGTCCTCTGCACTACTCATCGTCTTCTTCCTCCTCCATAAAGTTTAGTTTAATACCTTTCAGTTGTAATAGTACTAGCTTTGTCTTAGTTAATTCTTCACTATAAAAAACAACTGTATCATCTAGTCCTACATCACCACTCATTTTAAACCTCTGAAATATGCCTCATAATATTGCTTTATTCCATTGGTAGTTACTTGTTTGCTGCACCACTCCTCGGCACATGCTTCTGCTTTTTCTCCTGTGTATCCGTAAGCGGATAGTATCTTAAGACATGATGCCTTCATAGTGGTAAGACTCCTCTGCTTGTTCGTTTTATACAATTAAGTTGTTGAGCGTTAGCTTTAATCTTATCCTTCAGAGGTTTAGATATGAGTTTGTTGACTACCTCAACCTCAATATCATACTCTTCACAAACTGTCGCTACTGCTTCTATGTAGTTAATCAAACCGTTACTCTCTTGTACGGTGTGCTCAACCAAAGTGCTGAATTTACTTTGGGTCATAAAATTTTCCTCTAGTTCTTTCACACTCCGACCTCCTCTTTCACCCAGTCGGTTAACATACTCATCTTAAACTCTTTGATCCATTCACATAGAGTATCAATGTAAGGTACTTTATCATACCTTTCTTCTACCTGTGTGTCACCATTCTCTGCAACAGATAACGTTACAAGTTTAGTTACTTCGACACCAGTTCTTTCGTAGTACATGTAAGCATACGCTGCTTCCTGTACGAAATACTTTTCCAACCACTCTACCTTCTTGATAGCATTGGTTGTTTTAAAATCTATTATAGCAAGTTCGCCATCAAACTCAGCAATGCAATCAACACGGCCAGCAATACCCAATTCATCAGAATAAAGAGGGGCTTCGAGAAGATGAATATTATCAATACGATCAAGGATCTCACGAGAAGACCCAAAAAGGTACGAGGGAAGACCCTCGCTCTTCTCAATTTTTTCAGGCTCATTGTTTAAATAATACTCCACTATAGTGTGATACTGGGTGCCTCGCCAAGCAGATTGTCTTCTGATCTTCTCTGCTTTCATGTACCCAATCTTTTGTTCCCACTTTTTGATACCATCTATAGATTGTTTACCAACTACAGTAGTAACTGAGGGATACCAATGACCAGATGGTGATTTGTAGAACCTCTGACCGTCAACGTTTTGGGTCTTTAATTCTGCTAAGGGTTTAGCAGACCCCACATGATTAAATGATTTCATTAAACTAAACCTGATTGGATTTTGGAGACTAGATATTCTCGAACAAGTCCGCTTCGAACGATATCTTCTATTCCAAACTCTATTATATCAAAGGATGGCATAGTTTGCAAGATCTTCATGAAGTCTAGCACACCTTGACGTTCTCCGTTCTTGAGAAGGTCACTTTGTGAATAGTCTCCTGAGAATATGATCTTACAGTCCTGTCCAACACGAGTGACAATAGAATCAAGTTCATGGAAGTTTAAGTTAGAGAACTCATCCACTATTATAATACACCTGTCAAATGTAGTACCTCTAATGAATGAGGTAGACCAGAATGATATAGTTGCTTGAGTCCTTAGGTTATCATAAAGCATCTCGAAAGATGATTCATCAGGCATCTCAAACATGTACTTCACCATGTTCTTGTATGGTATCTGATACAGGTTACTCTTATCTTCGTGATCACCAGGTAAGAAACCAATCTCCCTAGTAGGTACAAGAGATCGAACCATGTAGATCTTTTCGTAAGGTGACTGTAGATCTAGTATCTGTTCGAGTGCAAGGTATAAACTAATGAATGTCTTACCTGTACCTGCAGCACCATGTAGTACAAGGTTTTTGCCTGACCTGTAAGACTCAAAGACCCTCTTCTGATTGTCCGTTAAAGGCTCAATCGTCTTGAGGTGGTCAATGTTAATAGGTTTTGCTCTTCTAATTTGTTTCGATGACATGGCCGCTATCGGAGTACCACCGTTCTTTTTCTTCCTTGGCATTAAGTATACCTCGATAGGTTTGCTTTAGGGTGTGCGTTCTGTATCTTAGACATCACATCTTTAAATCCATCAGACTGTTTGGGTTTGCCATAGATGGCAGACGTTCCCTGATTGCCAAAGTATCTTTCTAATTCTGGGTGCTCCTCTTTATATTTATCCAGAGCAGTCATAGACATGGATACTTCTATGATCTCACCAGTTTCTTTGTTTTTAAAATCGTAATTAGGCATTAGTCTATCCTCAGACATGGTTGTAGGTCATCCCAGTAATCATTACAGTCACAGTCATCTACTGTGGGACACCATCCCATTGCTTTAGATACAGTGGGGAAGTTACAGATGAAGTGATCACGACATAGATTTGCTACGTCCATGTGCTCCTTCTGTGTGCCATTGGCAGTCCGTAATGTTATATAGTGCATCCATGACCTTGCACTCCCAGTCATGTATATCTTGGTAGGTGTTGCTAAAGGGAGAACAAATCTCGCACACTCCTTCGCAATGCCCTCACGGAGGAGTTCATTGTAGAGATCAATCCCTTCAGCGAAATACTGCGTGATCCTACCTTGTAAGAACGATACTTGTTTTTCATCTACATCATCAATACTATTTTGTCTGTTCTTATCATCCTGTCTCCTTAGATCTGGTACAGGAATGTTAGTTGATAGTAAGTTTGTATCTGCATACCTCTGACTAAACTCTTGGAAAGTAAATGACCTATGTCTGAGGATTTGTGCACCGATAGCACGAGAGGTACTAATCTCTAGTGTCATGTGTGCTTGCTCAAAGATAGACCAATGTCCATGCTTAATACAATACTCTAACAACTTCTCAACCTTAGGGTTGTCTTGGTTGTTAGGGTTGGATACTCTTGCGATGTATCCTATAGTTTTTTCAGCGTCAGGAGTGACGGAAACAAAACAAACTTTACTCATCTAAGTATTTTAAATAAGGTGTATAATGCTAAAGAATAAACATATCCTATAGGTGGTAGTCCAAACAATGTAGGTACTACTATGTTCCATGCACCCCATACTATAAACGGTGCGAATAATAACTTGAGGAAGTTATCAACAACTTTGGAACCTAGTTCTTGATAGTATTCATCATCCCCTTTACCATCCTTATATCCTTCCTTAAACTGATAGAAAGGACTCATCTCTTCTTCTTTTTCTTCTTGCTTTGGTCGTCTTTTACTTCTTGCATAGATTTCCATTGCCTTACGGGTACTCTCCCATCCGCTTGGTTCCATCCTTTTAATCCCTCCTTGTATAAGTCCCAGTAGTGATCAAAGATACCTATGGTACCATTATGACCTGTTACTACAATATCATGTTTGGTTTCGTTTTCCTTTACATACTCAACGATGTAAGCATTAACTGGTAGATCTTTTGTGTTGTCTTTTTCTAAGTTGCAATCTTGCACTAAGACCCTCATGATCTACCACCCCATACGATCTCAGGAAATGCTTCCTTCACACATGACTGTGTTATCTTATATCTTTTGTGTAATGTCTTGTTCACTGCTTTGATTACGACCTCTGCTTCATCTTGATGCAGACCTTCTAGCAGTTGGATGAACATGGTTTCTCTCTTAATAGGAGTGAGTTTAGAACCACCCTTAAAGAAATGGAATAGTATCCTTGCTTCATGTTCTAATTTAGAATGCTCAGTACCCGCAGGTGCTTCATTCTTACGGTAAGGTACGTCCTCACCTAGTGGTACCACAGGTACTACTGATTCATCAAAATTAATAATGAACACAGAGACCAGAGCATCACTCTTGTTCTTACGAAGGATGTTAACCTTCTCTGCTTTCGTCTTGGCATTATGTGCCTTCTGAAGCACCTCAGATAATAAAAGTTTCATAACTTAGTCTTCATCGTCATCTATTGTATCAGATACATCAGTAAAACGCAAGTATAGTATCTCATCAGGAGATGCTAGTTGACCATCCTCGTCATACATCTCAGGATGTATAACCTCAGCAGCATAGTCTGCTTTGTCTACCCATGTATCAAAGACATGCTTTAGGTTCCATGATACCACAAATCCTAGTAAAAAGGAACCGATTGTTAGGAAGAACGCAAGATAGTAAAAAGAAATCTGATCCATGTAAGCGTCCTCAAGTATGTCATTCTTATTTAGTGCGTTTCTTTTTGTTCTTAGATCCTTTGGGTCTTCCTGGTTTTCTGGATTCGTGGTAGGTCAATGCTTCATCCCTGACCTTGGTTAGGTACTTGAGAATCTTCCTAGCATTTGCTTTTGTAACATGACCGTACGCTTCCTTTAACATCTTGTCACCATGCAGATAACCGTCGAGTTCTGCTATGGTTTGTGTAATTTCTGTGTAGGGGGATGATTCTAACAACTCTGTAGTTTGTCTACGAGTGTAGTCATGTCCCTTTAGATACCCATCCATACTAAAAAGAAATCTGCCTTCTAGCATGGCAGTGTCTAGTGCTTTATCGAGCAAGCAATAAAGGACTTCATTATCAGGATCATAGTTTGACATTAAAGTAGTTGTGACTCCCGTAGATACTTTACTGTTTCAGTACACCCACCCATCTTCTGACCGTTGATCACGACCTGAGGGAAGGTAGCATTAGGTCCAAACTCTTGTTTAAACTGTGGTCTGGTGTACTGAACGTTGAGTTGGTACTCTGTGAATGACCAACCGTTCATATTATACACCTCTTTTATCTTTGTGCAATAGGGGCAGCCAGTTCTTGTGTAGATTACTGTACCGCCTGGTGATTTCGCCATAATTCTCTTGGAAATAAAAAAGGGATGTCAGTGACATCCCTATTTAGTTTGGTATATTCTAACTGTTTTAGAATGTGAACTTAGCACCAAGCTTAGCACCCCAGTCTACAACGGTGTCTCCAGTAGAGTCTTCACCATTAGTAGCACCAGATAACTCAGCATAAACACCAAGATCTTCAGCAACAGGTACAGATGCACCGATCTTACCAGAGATTTCTGTCTCTGTATCGTCAGCAGTTTCACTATGGTTTAGTGAAGGACCACCTTGTACATAGTAAGCGATCTTACCTTCTGTTCCTGCAGTACCTTCGTATCCAAGATGGAACTCAGTAGTAGCACTTGTATAATCTCCATCAGGATATGAGAGATTGCTTTCTACATTCACATATGGACCAGCAAAAGCTGCACCAGCGAGTAGGAATGGAGATGCTGCGATAGCAGCGATTGTTGATTTGATTGACATGTTTTTGTTTAAAGTATCTCGCAAGGCATAAAAAAACCTGCGGATGATAGACTCCCCGACATGGGAATCTTTTTGACATCTACACAGGGTTACGATAGTTTCGAGTCCTTTGTATCAGTATTATTTATACAACTGGCACACTAGGGAGTGTGACAGTTGAGTTCGGTCATCATAACATAAGGTTACGATGGTGTCAAGCGGTCAGTCAGTAATTGTCTGTAGACCCTGCGTTGTGGTTGTCTTGACACGTTAAAGGCAATGGTAATCCTTTCCTCATCAGAGGTCTGCTCCTCAACCATGTGTTCGGTATCGGATGGAAAGAAAATCATTGTTCCTTCTTCACCTGCATACTGTACACCACTTTGGGTAAAAATGGTAGGATGTTTGTGATTCTTAACATAAATCACCCCTGAGTACGCAGCACTGTGGATGTGGGGTGGGTTGTAGTCTCCTTTGTATGCAAAGTTTGCCCACACATCATAAGCATCGAAGTGACCACTGTATCTGCGTATCATATAGTCACGATGGAATCCACCAAACTCATGGGCAACCATCCTTAAGATCAATGCCAACCAGTATGAATTGTCCACCAACTGAACTGGTACAGCACATTGGTAACTGTTACCACGCTCACCCTCGTTACTGAACCCTGCATTCTCATGCATCTTGAGTGCTGATAGAGGATGCTCCTTGATCTTCCTACATGCTTCTGTCATCATCCAACACTCAGCAACTATGGGATCAGGCAAACGCATCATGAAGATGTCTGGTCCTATTGTTTCTAGGTTAAGATCACAGTTCACTTTTTAAATGCACCTATTCTTATTAGACCATACATTATTAAGATTGTCCAAAACATAACGTACCACATAACTATACCTTTGTTGTATTACTACGAGTTCTATTAATGATAGTAATAAACTTATCGCCAGCAAAGGTGCCAGCAAGACATACATCTATCTCATCACCATCCTTCCAGTTGACAGTGCCATCTTTCTTGGTGTGAACCATTGCTAGTTGTATCTTCTTTATAATTTCATCAGTTATTCTCATTGCCATGCCTCATAATTTGGTTCGGGGTCATCAATACAGTGTTTAAAGTGTTCAGTATCAAAGTAAGATGGTGGTAAAGGTTTAACATCATCGTATGCTCCTGCTAACCTCTTCTTATACTCACGTTCATCCAACACTTCATTGATAAGGATCTTCATCTCCTTAACATAACTCTCAGTAAACAATCTCGTAGGTTTGATGATTGCTTTAGGTAGTTCCCTTTGTTGTTCTTCTAGTGGTCTACCCTTGTAATTAGGATCAGCAGGACCGCTCATCCCTTGTGTATCAATCTTCATGTTTTTCTAAGGTTCTCTCTGAATGCCTGTGCTTGTTGTGCTGTAACCATATCCTTCTCGAACGCTTCTATCTCTTCATCAGTAGAGATCTGTTCAGTAGGTAACACAGGTGGTTTCATATCTATCCTATCTAGTTCTGCTAAAGGACCACGATAGTATTTCTTGATACGTTTCAGCATCTTCCTGCGTCCTGCAGAGTCTTGTGGGTACTTCTTAAGTACCTTATGCAATGCTGCTAACTCTCTAGTAGAAGAAAGGAGATCACGATCTGCCTTAGTCTTCTTCTCTCCAAACCCTTCACTCATTAGGTAACCTCATCAATAGTAATTTTAAATTTTATTCTGTGTACCTTGTGTTGACACAGTACCCAGACATTCGAGTCCCTATTATGTGACTCTTGATAGAACGCTTCCCTTGGTGTGAAAGTATTGTCATCGTCATCATCGGATGCTCTGACTGGTACCACAACCTCATTAGGGAATGAATAACTTGGATCATCCTTAGGATAATAAGGTGTAGTTCCAGGTAATGACTGGTATTTTGTACCATCTGGTTGCTCAGGTGGCCATTCTAACTCAAATTGTTGTCCTTGGCAATAGGCAGCACCTGCATTGACCACATCAAACAGTTCTACAACAGCACCCCAGTAGTCTCGGTCACCATCTCCACTGTCCTCAGCAAATGGCCAAATTGCTACTCGTATCTTACCTGTAGGATCAGTATCAGTATAAGGTTTGTTAGAACCACTAGCATCTTTACCTAACACATAATCATGCATGAAGCATTGCTTACTATACATTCCAGTGTAGGCAGACCCCGAAGTACCACCACTCCATGCTTGGATACCTGCTGAATAGTAAGCATCAATGTCATCAATAGCACCTTGTGCATCACTAGCTGTACTGACAGAAGGTTGTACATACCATGATGTAATACCTGCACCTTGTGAATGGTGTGACCACTCATCCAACTTACCATTGAGTTCATTGGAACTTGCTAGGTCGTTAACTGGTTTGACTATCAGTCCTCTACCATGTTCGAACAATGAATTGTAATAACATCCACCATCATACTGACCCTCCCATGGTCTGTAATGATCAACACGGGAAGAAATAATATGCCCGTTACGATTGATGATGGTGCCTGGTAAGTTTACTGTGTTCTCATACAGTGGGTAAGGACATGGATCCAATCCCATACATCCACCTTGACTGGTTGGATTACCTGAGAAGTATGCGTCCTTAAACTCAGAGTTCTGTCCCTCTGATGCTTCATAGAGTTGACTGTTCCAATTATTATTTGTATTAACCTGTCCATTATCCCAGACTGTAACCTTGACTGACCAGTCTTTCTTCTGATGATTCCATAATTGTATGGACATCTTCTTGATAGAGGATCCTGTAGGATTGTTAGAGTTAACTTCACTACCAGTGGTAGCAACATCATCATTAGAGATAGCACCTAACTGTAATGTAACTGGTGTCTCAAACTCCTGTCTAGAAGTCTCGAACATTGCCATGGTGACCTGCACATTACCGAACGGTGGACCGTTAAGAATATCCTCAAGTTTAAAGGTGAGTTCATCACCCTCTGCCAATGTGAAAGAATTACCAAGAGTATTACCAACATCTGGCCAAGTAGCAACCTCCCAAGTTTCATCAAGGACTGTTGTACTACCATTCTTCTTAAGAGTAAAGCGGAATGTCATACAGTCTGTCTCTGTATTAGTAATGATGGATCCAAATGCTTTCATCTCATAGGTACCACTTCTAAGTGCCTTGATAGTCTGAGTTCTATTGATCTCTATAACATATCCACCAGTACACGCAGCACATTGTACTGAATGCTCTCCTACCTTACCGTACGATACATTAGCTGAACCACACTCCGATCTAGTCAGTGCGACATCCATAAACTCACCATCAAATGTCTTAGTAGCACACTCATCCTTAGTCTTGATAGGTATGGTAGTTCTTGGTGGTGCTTCACTTTCATAGAGGTAACACTGCACTCCTTCGTATCTGTAGGCAGAACCTGGTGCCATGACCTCAAAGTGTACCTTAAAGTCATCGTAATCATCATCACCATTGAGAAGATCCTCCCACCACTGCCAGTTGTCACCAGTCCATCTAGTCTTAGTCCTGTTACCAGGATTCATGTTTGGATTAGAGAAGAAGACCCAATCACTTTGTGCACTACCACCAGATCGTTTCCATCCATCACCAGACACAGTAAATGTAGGACTATCATTATCTGCTACACCATAGTCATGTCCATCAGGTATGAGATAGAATCCCATCTGCTTGTTTGCATACTGCTTCAGTACAGTTATTGGTATCTCAAACTGACCATAAGTATCGTTAACATTAACATTAGATTTAATAGTCTTAGTCCAGTAGATAGTGGAAGCATCCTCGCTTGCAATATACACACCCCATGAGTTCTTATAAGCAGCATCAGGTTTGATCATCTTATAACTTACTATCCATGCTGTCTTAGGATTGTTTGGTAATCTGTACGTTAGCTTCCTCCCATACGCAGGTGGTTGCTCAATGTCCATCTGCTGTAAGCTATAACTATGATCATTCATAGTTGGTGATGTACTGGATGAGTAGTACCTGTGCAAAGGTCGTATCGTTTCGTAGTCTGCCAAAGTACCCATGGCATCCTCTTTATTTCTATAAACGTACCCCAGAATAGTACCACCACCCATACCTTGTGCGTTCATAGTTGCACGTTCACCTGCACCCTCAGTGTCTGGTGATCCTGGGTTTGTGGTCAAGAATGTATCAACGTTCTGAGATGAGTAGAACTTATATAAAGGTATCGATCCTCTTGCTTTCCTGTCCAGAATATAGAACGCAGGTTCACTGGTGACCATACTATATCCTGCAGGTGCTATTGCTTCTCTACCATAGGCAGTATCATTACCTGCACCTGGTCCCTCAATAACAGTAACCTTTACATATACTGTACCTTTACCAGCGTTCCATGAATGTTCCCATGTAGTACCCTTTGCTGGCATGGTACCAGAGAATGATTGCACCCACCAACTACTATCATATTCACCACCATCATTAATAGGTGTGACCTTAACAGTCATGGTGATACCATTAGAAGTAAAGGTCTGTGTCTGTGTGGTTGTACTATTAAACACAGCGTTACCACCTTCACATCTTACCTTCTCTTGTGTCCAGTTACCTGCGGTATCTGTAGTACATAGTCTCTTGTTGTGGAATCCTCTACCGAAAGGCATGATCTGAATATTTCCTGGTGATTCACCCTTCTTATACTCATAGATCGGAACACGTTGTGGAAAGCAGTTCTTCACACATATCTCACCACTGTCTGAGTTCTGACCACGGAAGTATTGTGTGTCACAATCAGCAGCAGGTGCTCTCCATGTACCTGTAACATATGGTTTAAAGATACAATTAATAGATTCCTTTACACACTCACCCCACTCTTCATCACCTGGATCTTCTCCTAGGTCACAATATAATTCTTCACCTGTAAGTATGACAACATATATGTTTACCTTTAACTTATCGTCTGACTTACGAACAGTGCCATCAGATAACCCTGCAAATACTCTATCACAATCACTACCCTTACCAATATAAGGACCATCTGGTTTCCATGGTACATCTATTGGCCATGTCCAATCGTTAGGACAGAATGGAAACTCTAATGAAGGGAAAGCTTCCTTGAGGGGTGCTAATAATTCACATGGATCAATAGGACCAATTATATAAGGAGGTATTGGTGGATCTATATCTGGAACAACTGGTGGTGGTGCTACAGGATAACACCTTGCAACTATTGTTCTTATTATTTCGCCTGGATCCTCTACTACTGGAGGAGTAGGTGGTCCTTGTGTAGTTCTTGGTATGTCAGGTGTAGTATCTGGTATTAGTACTGGTGATACAGGACCATAACAGTTACCAACAAGATTTCTTACCTCCTGACCTGGTAGTGTTGGTACTGGTGGTTCGGGAGAACCTTGTGTCTGCTGAGTATTCTGTCCTGGAATAGCAGAATCAGGCAGCAAGGGAATATCATCCCCTGCTACCCAAACATTATCTCCTGATCCTCCGTAACAGGTATGTCCTGTGACACTCATTATATACTATTGTTTTTTAGTATTTATTCACCCTTGCCAGATGAGATCTGGCATTGCCTGTTGACCTGGTCTGTTTACTATTAATAGTATAAAGTATCCAACAAACCAAATGATATTAAACAACCATGCCTGTCTCCAGAAATACTTTCGGACTGCCATAGACCTGAGGACTTGTGGTGCCTTGCCTTGTGCTCTGAAGATGGACTCAATAATAAATGCAACGATACATCCTATCACTAAAGGATAGAACACAAAGTTTGCGAAGGACATTAAAGAAATTAGAAAAAGCATTTTTAAAAAACCTACAGGGAAAAAAAATACCCCGATTTTTTTTCGGGGTATCTGGGAATCAAAAAGTGAATTTGGTTTTAGCCTACGCTAGGTGCAACCAATGCAACTTCGGAAGTCTCAGCAGCAGCGAGATCAAGTGGGAAGTTGTGTGCATTTCTTTCATGCATAACTTCCATACCTAAGTTCGCTCTGTTCAGTACGTCACCCCATGTAGGAACGACCTTACCGTTTGCATCCACAACTGATTGGTTAAAGTTAAATCCGTTAAGGTTAAATGCCATTGTGCATATACCCATAGAGGTTAACCATATACAAACAACAGGGAATGTTGCTAGGAAGAAGTGAAGTGAACGAGAGTTGTTAAACGATGCATACTGGAAGATTAAACGTCCGAAGTATCCATGAGCAGCAACGATGTTGTAGGTCTCCTCTTCTTGACCAAATTTGTAACCATAGTTCTGAGATTCATTGTCGGTTGTCTCCCTGATCAAAGAAGATGTAACAAGTGAACCGTGCATAGCACTAAAGAGTGCTCCACCAAACATACCTGCAACACCTGCCATGTGGAAGGGGTGCATAAGAATGTTATGCTCTGCTTGGAACACAAACATGAAGTTAAATGTTCCAGATATTCCTAGAGGCATTCCGTCAGAGAAAGATCCCTGTCCGAAAGGATAGACTAAGAATACTGCGAAGGCAGCAGATACTGGTGCAGAATATGCAACACAGATCCAAGGTCTCATACCTAAACGGTATGATAGTTCCCACTGTCTGCCCATGTAAGCAGAGATTCCAATAAGGAAGTGGAAGATAACCAACTGGTATGGACCTCCGTTATACAACCACTCATCTAGTGTGGCAGCTTCCCAGATGGGATAGAAGTGTAAACCAATAGCGTTGGAAGATGGAACGACAGCACCAGAGATGATGTTGTTACCATACATGAATGAACCTGCAACAGGTTCACGGATCCCGTCGATATCAACGGGAGGAGCAGCGATAAACGCCACGATAAAGCAAGTAGCAGCAGCTAACAAGCATGGAATCATTAGAACTCCAAACCAACCAACATAAATGCGGTTGTTTGTACTCGTAAC